CGGGATGAAGTGCTCGTCGAACTGGCCGTCGTCGACGTTGTGCAGCATGACGACGCCGTGCCAGTGCTTGTTGCCCTGCGGCCCGAGGTAGCGCTCCTCGTGGTCGTAGCAGGACCCGGCGATGATCGAGGTCAGGGCTTTTCCGTCGGCGCGGTAGGCGCGCGCCATCTGGCGCCCCTGCTGGTGGCCGGCGATGCAGCTCATCAGCTTCTTGTTCAGCTGGGCCTGGGCGGACGCCGCCGGCCGCCCCATCGCACCAGTGGTGAAGTAATGGGAGAACGCGATCCCTTCGATTACGACGACCTCGAGGAACGGGTGCACCTGCCAGCCGTAGCTGGCGTAGGCGAGGTCCTCCAGGCCGATGGTGCCGTCGAGCATCGGCTCCTCGTCGATCGTGCGGCAGATGCGGTGCTCGTGGTTGCCGTACAGGATGTGCATCGCGGGCCGGTACAGCGCATGCTTGGTGGCTAGGCGCCGGCAGTTGTAGTCGCGCAGTGGCCCAAGCAGGGCCTGCATGCCTCGGTGCGCCGCCTCGATGTCGGCCTTGTAGCGCCGCCCCTCGTAGCAACCCTTGCCCTTGTCGTACAAGGACAGCGACTCCATGTCGGCAAAATCGCCCAGGTGGACGATGATGTCGGGCTTCTCGGCCACGATCAGGCGGCCGATGCAGTGCAGGTAGCTCAGGTCAACGTTCGGTTTGACTTGGCTGTCCGGGATCACGAGGATGGTCGTCATCGGGCTGGTACCAGTCTCCTGCTTTACCGTTGAAAGTTACCTGCTGCTTGGCGTAGAACTCGCGCCAGCCGAGGGCTTGCTCGCGCCAGACGCGGCAGCTGGTGGCGTTGGCGACTTCGATGCTTCCGAGCTCGGAAAACGAAATTCCTGCGGGTTCGCGGTCAGACTCGGCGGCGGGTCCAGCAGCGGTGCCGGACCAGGCGGCGGCGGCGACGCGCACGAAGCCAACAGGCACAGCGAAAAGCTGGTCAGTAGCAGGCGGGATATAGGTCGGGACATCGGCTTCAAGCTGCTTCTCCTGGACGTAGATTTTCTGGATCCGGTCGCGGTACACGGTCTCGACCCGGGTGACCGTCTGGACTTCCTTCTTCACCGTCGTCACCACCTGGGTGACGACCTTGCCGGCCGCGTCGCGCGCCTCGTGCAGCCGCCCAAGCTCGTAGGCGGACAGGGCCAGCGCGGCGATCGCAAGCCAGCGTGCCCACGGCGGGACCAGGGTGCCGGTCAGGGTGGCGAGTAGCGCGCGCATCAGCACTCCTCGAGCCAGCCGTCGGTCAGGAAGCCGTGGTAGCCGGGCGTCTGAATCGACGGGCGCGCGGTCACGTCCGGTACGGTGCCGGTACGCGTCCAGCCGACCTGGTCGCGGGGAGCGTTACTGGCCGGGCCGTCGATGACCCACCAGCGACCGTCCGGCAGCTTGCACTGCAGGTGTTTGCCGTCCGGCCCTGGCTGGTAGCCTCCCCCGAAGTCGTGCAGCCAGCCGGCGTAGCGCAGTGCCCCCGGCGGCGCGCTGCGGTCGGTCATCAACTCGCCGGTGTCGGCGCGCCGGTACAGCGTGTCAGGGTTGAACTGCCAGTTGTCGGACGGCGTGAACGCATAGCCGCAGGCGCAGTGGGTCGGCCAGCGCGGATCGTCATGCGGCCACAGGTCGCCGTGCACCGCGCCATAGACGTACTTGGAAATCTTAGGCATGGCGGCCAGCGCGTCATCGCCGATCTCGGCACTGGCATTGTGGTAGCCGTGCACAGGGCATTCTCCCTGCAGCCCGCCGCTCGCGCTGTAGCGGCGCAGCGACATGCGCACCCGATCGGTCGGCTCAATCAGGAAGCAGCGGACACGGTTCATACCAAGGCCTCCAGCAGTTCGTTGGTCAGCGCCCGGCGCTCGGCCAGGCCATTGTTGCCGCCGTTGACGGCGCGCGAGACCGCGTCGGTCTCGCCGGCCTCGGCCAGCGCGTTGAGCGAGTGGCCAAGTCCGTTGCCGACGTGCCAGAACCAGCCGGCCGCCAGGCACCCAGCCTCCGGCTGCTCGAGCATCTCGGGCGAGTTGACCAGGTCGATGCCGAGCAGCGCGCCGCAGCGCGCGTAGTTGTCCTTGCCGGTCAGCTGGATCGGGCCGCGGCCGCGGTAGCGCCAGCCGTCGTCCGAGTGGATCGGCCCGTTACCCATCCGGCTGCCGTAGGCGATGTTGGCGATCATGCGCTGGTCGGCCGGGTGGGCGGCGGTGCGCCCGTACTGCGCCGCCAGCGCGGGCGTGAAGCGCTGGGCCTTCGGCGTGTTGAAGGTGGCCAGCAGGGCGGCCGCGCTGTAGTTCAGATTCTCGACCAGCCGCGTCAGGTTGCCCGACTCGTGCAGCAGCTGGGCGACGAAGTGGGCCTGCTGGCGCGGCGTGGCGATCTCGAAGCGGCGCATCGCCGCAGTGATCGCCGGCAGCCACAGGCCAGCGCGGGCCGCGCCCAGCGATGGCACCGCGCGCAGCAGCTGGGCGTCGTTCATTCTCTGTGGGTGCGGCGCACGCTGGCCGCCATGTTGTAGACCACCGCGGCGAAGCCGACCGCCTTGTAGATGTTCTCGGGCAGGTACGGCGCCAAGTTCGGCAGGTTGGTGTTGACCGCGTTCATGATGTCGGCGGAAAACGGCAGCATCGCGACCAGGGTCGCGTTGACCCAGGTGGTCACGCGGCGCAGCTCGGCGACGACGGTGTCTTTCAGGGTTTGCAGGGTCATGACGAGACTCCTTTGCGGGCACGCCGGCGAGCCAGCCAGGCCTGCACGGTGGCGGTTTCGTACAGCCGGATCAACGACCACAGCAGGGTGATGATCGTCGTCACGCCCGGGATCAGCTGGAACAGCGCCGTGATCAGCAGCCCGATCGAGGCGACGTCCAGGTGCGGCTTGATCGGCTCAAGGCTCTCCCAGAAGGTCTCGGCAGTGTGTTTGAGTTCGCCCAGCGTCATGCGCGCGCCTCCAGGTCGTTGTCGAACAGCTCGGTTAAGAACGCGCGAAGCATTTCGCCCCAGAACTGCGGCATGAGCACCAAGATCTCCATGATTTCCCTCAAGAAAAGATGTAGAAATTCTAGGCGTTATTGAACGTGCCGTCTAGCAAATGTTATGCCAGGGTAATTCTTAGGGGCGAACTTGCAACTTGACGCCGAGGTCCTGCACCAGTTCGCCCGGCGAAATCATGCGGCTGTGCTCGGGCCAGCCGGCCTTCTCGAAGATTTGCACCGAGCCGCCCGAGCAGACGATGATCTTGCGCCAGTGGATGAACACCTTCAGTCCCAGGGCGCACTTCAGACCGATGACGGGAAACGCCAGGAAACCGTACTCGATCGGGGCGGCCAGCCAGTCGTAGACGGCACGCTCGATGTCGGCCCGCGCCAGGCCGGGCGGCGGGTCGCAGACGTCGAAGCTGGCCAGCTGGGACACGGCGGTCAGGTGGTTGCGCCCGCTGTTCAAGTCCGCCATGAACAGCCGCTCGCCGAGCCAGACGGCAACACCGGTGTGGGTGTGGGGGTCGCGGGTGAAAGCCTGGGTGGCGCGGCCAATCAGACCGTGCACGTCGCGCGAGGCGATCAGATCGCCGGTCTGGATCAGCGGGCGGGCTTCGTCGTAACGCATCGCGGCAACCTCCACAGGAAAGTTGCCGGAAAGTGTAACATGCGTGTGGGAAATTTTCTAAAATTAAGTTTCGCCGAAGATCGGTGGCCAGCCGGTCGAGAAGTCATAGGCACCGGGATTCGCCGCCTCCAGCAATGCCTGGCGGTGCTGTTCAGCACAGGCAAAGGTGCCCTGGTCCAGGGTAGCGACCGCCGTAAATATCTGCTGGGCCAGCGCCGGCGTCATCGTCACGAAGTCGCCGGTCATCGTCTTCCACTGCAGGTCGGCCGGGATACCTGCCCCCATCAGCACCAGCCCAAGCTGCTGGATGCGGCTGGCGTCATCGGAGTGGAACCAGGACCCGCTGACCAGGACGCCGCCCGCCTTGCGCCGGTCGCGCAGCGACTTGATGGCCTCCCACTGAGCAGCGCGCAGCAGCGGCACATCCGCAGCCGCACGCTGCTGGATCTCCGCTTCCTCCTCCGGGGTGGCATCGCGGGTGACGCCGTCGGCCATGATCTGGATCGTCATGTAGTTCCTTTTACGAGTTCTTGATGCCGTACACGCGGATGGTGCCGGCGGTGATGTTGCCGCCGCCAGCAGTGGCTAGGCGGAAGCCGGACATCGCTGCGGACTTGGCATAGGTGCCCTCGCGCCAAACCCCGTCATAGAAGTTAGTGGCACCGCGCACACCAATCTGTTTTTTGTTCACGCTGTCATTGGCGTTGCGTACTTCAATCGTCACGCTCAGGGTATTGCCGGAACCGATGGTAGTCTCACTGATGGGCGCATACGCCAGATTGGTGTACTGATTCGTACCGGCAGCGTTGTAGCTATAACAGCCGCCGGTGCTTTCAGCGACGCCCCCGGTGGCGGGGTACAGTATAGGCGTAGCAGAGACGGCCAGGGTGAGCCCATGCACCTCGATCACGTACTTGTCGTACGCCGATGTGAAGATGTTCAGGAAATCGATCTGCGCCACCGCCGACGACACCGTGGCTTGGCCCAGCAGCACCATCGCGCCGGCCGAAGCAAGGTCCGAGGTCATCGCCACCGTGCCATCCTTGTCCGGGAAGGTGTAGGTGCGCGCCGCGGTGTTGGTGTTGGTCAGGAACGACGTGAAGGTGTTGGCCGCGTTCTTGAAGTTGATCTTGTAGGAGGTCAGGCCGACGTAGCCGGCCGAGGTGTCCTGCGAGGCCAGAGTCAGGATCGGGCTGCCCTGGTACTTCCACGAGCCGGTCAGGTTCATGCCGGCGTTGCCGGCCAAGTGCTGGATCTGGCCGATCGCCACCGTGCCGGCGCTGTTCATGAAGTTGATCGCGTTGGTGTCGGCCACCGACGTCGCCGGCTTGAGGGTGAAGCCGTGCTGGGACCCCTCGCCAGTGTAGTACAACGTCATCGCGGAAGCGTAGCCAGCGATGGAGGAAGCACCGTTCACCCACACCTGGCTGGTCGTGCGCACACTGCCGGCCACCTGGAGGGTGGCACCACTGCCGTCATCGGTGCCGGTGCCGACCAGGACCCACTTGGCCAGCATGCTGAGGGTGCCCTGGCCTGCAGTAGCCGTGCCGCCGGACGCCACCAGGCGTACGTCGTGGTCGGTGTTGTTGGTCGACGAATGGAAGTCGATGAACGGGGTGCCGGCTGCCGCGCGCCCTTGCTTGCCCAGCTCGATCGAGCCGTTAGCGTCCGCCCCAAACGACGATTCACCATCGGTACCGGCGCGCGCCGTCAGTGTCGACGTCGTACGCACCGCGCCGCCGATCTGCAGCGCGCTGCTGCCGTCATCGGTAGTCGTGCCGATCAGCGCGCCGCGCGGATTCAGTCGCATCGCCTCGGCCGTCGTGGCCAGGCTGGCCGAGGCCTTCTGCGACACGAAAAAGCGCAGGTCGCCGTTAAACGAGCCCGTATTGTAGCTCAGGATCGCGGCCTGCTTGTTGCTGGTGCTGCCGTAGAAGGCCACGCCGCCGTTGCTGTTGGTCGTGTCCGAGCCAGAGACAAGCCCAAGCTGGACGTCCGGCGTCAGCGTGCCCCCTACCGCCAGTTTGCCGGACAGGCTGCCACCTGCCGCTGGCAACGCGCCCACGTCGGCCGCCGCCAGCGTCACGTTGCCCGACACCGGACTGATGCTATTGACGGACGACACCGTGCCGGCCCCGTCCGCGCCCTTGGCCGCGGCGACGTCCCAGTTGGTGCTGTCCGAGCCGGGCACCGTGGCACCGGCACCGGCCACCTTGCGCCGGTAGGTCGAGCCCGCATTGGTGACCCAGTCGTCGACCGCGTAGGTGGTGCCCGACACCCAGGCACCCTTCCAGTTCGCGCCCTTGGGCAGGGTCAGGTTCAGGGTCTGGTTCGGCGCGCTGCCGGTGATCGTCGCGGCCGCCGTCGCCCCGCTGCTCACCGTGCCGATCGCCAGCGTGTTCGGCGCCGCCGTCGGCAGAGTCAGGTTCAGCGTCTGGTTCGGCGCACTGCCGGTGATGGTGGCTGCGGCCGTGCCGGTGGTGACGGTGCCGATCGTCAGCGTGTTGGCCGGGCCGGTGTTGCCCTGGATGCCCTGGTCACCCTTGGGCAGGGTCAGGTTCAGGGTCTGGTTCGGCGCGCTGCCGGTGATCGTCGCGGCCGCTGGCGCGCCGTTCGCGCCGGTCGTGACGGTGCCGATCGCCAGGCTGTTGGGCGCTGCGGTCGGCAGGGTCAGGTTCAGGGTCTGGCTCGGCGCGTTACCGGTAATGGTCGCGGCCGCGGTGCCGGTCGTAACGGTGCCGATCGTCAGCGTGTTGGCCGGGCCGGTCGGTCCGGGGTCGCCCTTCTGGAGCGTGGCGAGGTTGTCCAGGTAGTTCAGCTGGGTGATGTAGTCCAGCTGGCCGTAATAGAAGCGTGCCATTTAGACGCTCTCGATCTCAAGGGTCGCCGCGGCGACGTTAAAGAAGGGCAGGGTCATCGCCGGTGTACTGACCAGCTTGCCGTACAGCTGGTGCGCCTGCTCGCGCGCCGGGTTGGCGTCCTCGGGGAATAGGCTGACGAACACCGGACGGATGATGCCGTTGCCGCGCAATAGCCCGTACAGCGTGGTGGCGTCGGCAAGCTGCAGCTTCGACATCGACAGTTGCAGCTTGCTGCTGACCGTGCCGGCATCGCTCATCAGGTCGCCCGCGTCGTTGCGGTAGTTCTTGCTGGCGTCGACCACCTGCAGCGAGGCACCGTAGTCGGCGTTGCGTTGCGGCTCCCAGTAGGCACCGCACACCAGCCGCGATGCTTCGATGTAGCCGCCCGGGTTGCCAGCGTCGGTGATCTCGATGCGCAGCGCGCGCACTGCGGCTGGGGCCGGCACCCAAGCCCGCCCGGTCGCGCCGCCGCCATAGGCGTAAGCGTTGGCACCCAGCGGCGCAGCCCCCCAGTTCCACAGGCCCAGCGGTGGCGCGGCGCATGCCGACACCCAGCCGGTGTTCAAGGCGTACGACTGCCAGCTGTCCATGTAGCCGAGCGGGCGCGTGGCCGCAGCGGACGTGGTCGGGTAGTAGCTGGTCGGCACCAGGCCGGCCTCGGCTTGTACGCGGGTGGCCAGCACCGACTGCCCGGCAGTGCTCGATCCTGCTGTGCCGGGATACAGCAGGACGTAGCCGGTACCGCTGGTCTGGTACAGGCGGGTGATCTGCACCAGCGTGTCGTCGGTCGCGGTCAGGCCGCTGACGTTGAACAGGCCTCCGCTGGAGCGGGACAACGCGCCCGGCCCGGCCAGCACCAACGCGCTGGAGTCGGCATTCGCGCCCCAGCTGGCGGCCGTGCTGTCATACAGCCCGACGCCGGCGGCACTCACGGTGCCGGCGCGCAGCGCCACGGTCAGCGTGACGTAGGCACCGGCCGCGACCGTGCCCAGGCTGGCACCGCGGTTCTCGTTGGTCGAGGACAGCGCCTTGGCCACCTCCTGGTACGGCACCACGCCTGCATAAAATTTGGTCGTCGCGGCCACGCTGGCACCGGACCAGCCGTAGGCCGTCGACAGGCTTTCCGACCCCGGCACCAGATTGGTGGCCGGGGCCTCGTTGGTGCCGCGCACCCGTACCAGCGCCTGCGACGTCAGGTTGCAGTAGGCCAGCGCGACGCCAGCGACCATTTCGGCGGTAGTCCAGGACAGGTCCAGCGTCGCGCTGGGCGTGACGCCGGCCGCAGCGCTCGCCGAGCGCCATACCACCGACTTCATGTCGTTCTTCAGGTTGGCCGGCACCAGCGCGCCGACGCTGGTCGACGCAGTCAGCGCCGTCGCACGGTCGGCGGCATTGTCGTAGATGACGCGCAGGTTGGGCATGGCTCTTGCGGTGGATTAAGTTCCGATAGGCAAGAGCATGGCACAATTCTTGCTCCCGGTCTAGGCTTTCCCTTCCAGCGCCCGCACCCGCGCGGTCAGCTCCTGCACCGCCTGGATCAGCACCGGCACCAGCTCCTCGTAGCGCAGGCTCTGCGCCGAGTCCGGGTCGGCCGGATCGGCCAGGCACCAGAACGCGGCGTCGCGCGTGCCCAAGGCGACCTTGACCTCCTGCGCCAGCAGGCCGTAGTGGCGGCGCGCGCCGGGGCGCGGCTGCGCCACCCACGGCTCGGCACCGGGTGCCCACGGCCCGACCGCCTCGGGGTCGAGCACTTCGGTGTTCTCACCCACCTTCAGCCGGTAGCTGACCGGGCGCAGGCGCAGCACGAAGTCCAGCCCAAGGTCGGACGGCGCGACGTCGGTCTTCGCGCGCGCGTCCGACGTCACGTTCAGCGCGGTGACCGAATAGATGCCGGCCCAGGCGCTGCCGGCGCTGCCCAGGTTGTAGGCATTGTTGGCGTCCGGCAGGTGGGTGCCCGAATTGACGCTGTCCATTGTCGCCGTGCCCGACACCAGTAGCGCGGTGCCGGACGAGGCGAACGCGTACACGCCGGGCGCCGAGCCGCCGGAGCCGAACACGCCCGGGACCGTGTTGACCGCCGACCCGTACACGACCCCGGCACCGGAGCCCCCCATCAGCGCGCGCTGGGTGCCGCCAGCATCGTAGAAGGTGATCGCGTTGTTGCTGCCCTCGTTGATCGTGACGCGCTGGCCCGAGGTCGCGGTCTTGTAGGTCTGGCCGACCATCGTGTCGGCCGCCAGCACCGCGCACGACACGGTGCCGGTCACCAGCAGGTTGCCGCCGATGTAGGCGTCCATCGTCAGCCACGAGCCGCTCTGGTAATACTTGGTGGTCGAGCTCGAGCCGGTGTACATGCTGACCACGTCCCGGTTGATCGGGCTGGTGCCGGTCACCGACTGGATCGCCGAAGTGGCAGCGCTGTCGGACCAGCTGCCGGCCACCGCGATGTTGACGGTGCCGCGCGTGCCGTTGCTGCCGTTGCTGCCATTGGTGCCGTCAGTGGCCTTGCTGATCACCAGCGACGCCGTGAAGTTCTGGCCCAGGTAGGTCACCTGCGCGGTCACGGTAACCGAAGAGCCTGTCACGTTGGCGAATGCCAGGACCGCAGTGGTGCCGCTGGTGGTCAGGCCGGTGGCGCCGGTCACCGACCAGGTCACCGTGCCGGACAGGTTGGTCAGGATCGCCTTCAGGTTGATCGTGCTGGGAGAGCCGATGCCGCCCGTGGTGACCTTGAACAGGTAGGCATCGGCGGTCAGGTCCAGCCGCGGCGGCACGCCGCTGCCGATCGCAATGCGCGAACCGGACTGCAGCAGGACGTCGCAATCGTTGACAATAGTGCTCAAGTCGGTAATTCCAATCACGTAAGGTCTAAGAATCTCGAGGGCCAGCTGTCCGGAGACGGCGCTCGTCACATTCGCCCGCAGCACCTCGACGGAGACCTGGCTGGACGTTGCGCGCGGCTGGGCGGTGCCAAGCGTCTCAAGGGCCAGCTGGGAAGATACGGCATGCGGCTGAGCTGTGCCAAGTGTTTCGACGACCAGCTGCGAGGTGAGCGCGCTGGTCATGGCTTACGCCGTTACGATAGAACCGAACTCAGCTGCGTTAATCCCAGCCTGGGTCCAGGCGGTGCTGGTGGCCGGGTCGGTCTCGTGCACACTCGACAGGTACAGCGGCGTCGTAGCCAGCGCGGTGCCCGCGCCCTGCGCGTCCACTCCTCCCGAGCGCACCAGGTTTGCGATACTGCGCCCGCCGGCGTCGTCCTTCCAGGCGTAGTTGTTCACCTGCACGCCAAACACGGTGGGTGCCGTCAGGTCGGTAAAAGCATAGCTGTCCTTGGCGCCAACCGTGCTGGCGCTGACATAGTCGGTGGCGTTCGGCGCGGTCTCGTCCACCAGCGACCAGTGCGCGGTGCCGGTGCTGGGTGCCCAGCTGCTGTACGCACCGTCGGCGTTCGGGTAGAGCGCATCGACTCGGCAGTCGCCCAGAAAATCATTGTTGACGCTGCCGGACGTATCGCACAGGTACAGGTCGTCCACGCGCTGGCTATTCCCGCTTGAGCCAACCTGGCCGATCCACAGCTGATTCGCATAAGCGTTGCCGGTTGCCTTCGTGTCGGCACCGGCGGCCAGCGTAATCGCCGCCACGCCGTTCACGCGCACCACGCAGGCACCGGCCGAGATCGAGTCGCTGATCGTAGCCTTGATCTCAATGTAGTACCAAGTGCCGATGGCCAGCACCGGGCCAGTGCCAAGCAAAACGTTATTGATCGCGCCCTGCCACAATTTCAGCGTGCCGTCCGGGGCGGCGGCCAGGGTGAGTTGGGCACTGCCGCCGTCGCCCAAGGCCATCACCATCGCATGCCCGCCACCGCTGATGCTCGGCAGGTAAAACGCGCAGCCCGCGACCACGGTCGCGCTGTTGGCGAACGCCTTGATCAGGTACGTGCTGCTGTTGCTGGACGCGACGTAGCAGCCGCCACTGCGGCGCCCGCCGCTAGAGTTGACCGTGCCGCCGCCGAACCCGGCCCACTTCTTGCTGATGTCGGCCGTGCTGTAATGGTCGAAGCCGTCGATGAAAATGAGTGCCATGCGTGCTCCCAATTAGACCAGCACCTGCAGAGTGACGCGCCGGGTCTTCCAGTCCGGCGCGCGGGAAAGGACGATGCCGACCGCGCCGGCACCAAGGTTAAAGCGCGAGTTGAACAGCCGCACCGGATCGCCCAGCTGCAGGGTCAGGCACGGCGCCAGCGCCTCGAATTCGTAGACGGTGCGCTGGACCTTCCACAGGTCGCGCTGGCGCGCCGCCTCGGCGGCGGCGTCGCTGCGGCGCAGCAGCAAGGTGTCCTGCTGCTGGGGGTCTGCGGTCAGCTTGTAGGTCGCCTGCACGGTCGCGTCAGTCGCGGTTTCGGTGCGCCACTCGGTCGCCATCAAGTCCTTGTGCGCAGCCGGCAGCGCGGTCTGCAGGTCCTTCTGCACGGTCCAGTTCTTGCAGAATCCCAGCTTGACGGCCGCCACCACATCCGGGCGCTGCGCGATCTTCAGCGACTTCTCGACCATCATCGACGGCAGGATGTCGGTCGGCGTGCCGGCCGGCGGCAGGCTGATCTGGTACAGGCGCAGCTGGCCGGTCGGCGACGGCAGCAGCTGCGCGCCGACCGAGGCGGCCAGCTGCTGGCAGGCCGCCAGCACGTTGGTGCGGTCGGTGATCGGCAGGCCAATCGGCTGCGGGTGGGCAGCGTCGAACGCGGTGAAGTTGGCCGTGTCGATCTCGGCCAGGGTGAAGCGGTCGGCGCTCTTGCCGAACCCGGTCGCCAGGCGCTGAATCGTCGCCGCGATCGTGTTGGCATAGGTCGACGGCTTGTCGCCCTGCACGCTGGCGGTGACGCCGCCGGCCGACGACTGGCTCAGCGTGAACTTGCCGGTGGCAAGGTTCACGCTGATCGCGTCCACCGGCAGGCCATTGTCGCGCACCTCGATGATGCGCTCGATCGGGCCGTCGTGCACCTGGTACTCGAGCGTGGTCGGGTCGGTCAGCAGCGGCGTGATGTTGAACGCCTCGCCAAACACCAGCGGGATGATTTCGTCCTTGTTGCTGGTGGTGCCGCCCAGCTTGTGCTCGGTCGCCGCCGCGTTCAGGCGCACCAGCTTGTCGCGGATCTTGATGTTCAGGACCTCCCGGCCCTTGCTGTCGAGGTTGGCCACGAGGCCGTTGAACACCATCCGGAAGTCGGCGCGCGCCCAGCGCACATCGCCGACCCAAGCGGTGACCGGGGTGTTGGTCCACACGTAGCCCAGCCAGGTGTCGCGCACCCCGCCGTAGTTGTGCACCTCGATATCGCCCACCGTCAGCGCCGCGCTGCCGTCCAGCGACAGCGCCTCGGTCGGCTTGATGCCGGTGCCGCACACGCCCAGGTAGGGCGTGTTGGCCGGCGTGTCGGCCGCGCCGGTGGTGTAGCCGACGGTGGCCAGGTACAGCGGCGTGGCCACGCCCGCGATCAGCGGGGCCACCTCGATCAGCGTCGTGGGCCGGGCCGACGGGTCGGTCAGCCAGGCGGCAAATTCAGCGTCGGTCATTGGATCACCTCGGTGTTGCGGTTCTGCCAGGAGGCAGTGGCAGCCCCCTGTTCGATGCCGGCCGCCACGCTGTCGGCGATGGTGGCCGCAGCACTGAGCGTGGCACTGGTCAGCTGGTCGGTCTGGTTCGCCTGCCCGCTATTCAAATTGGCCAGCTGCGCGATCAGCGCGTCGATCTGGGCGCCGGTCGGGCCGTTGGTCACGGTCACGCTCTGGGCCTCGTTGGCATGGCTGCTCGACATGCTGCCGCTGTACAGCATGTCCGGGTGATGGTCCCGGTACTCAGGGCTGTGCGTCATCGCGTCGGCGACCTCGGCCATCGTGGCACCGCCGGCCATCGCCTGCTGCCAGAAGGCAAGTCCGCCAGCGTCCGAGTGCCGCCCCAGCAGTCCCTGGTACAGTGCCTCGATGCCGGCGGTCTGCCCCGCCGCCGCGCTTCCGCCGAGTCCGACGTCGCCGCCCTGGGCGAGCGCACCCGCCAGCGCGACCACCGCGTCGTGCACCGACATCACTTCCTTCTTGACCTCGATCAGGCCGGACACCTGGTCGTGCAGCGCCTTCAGGCTGTCCTTGGCGACGTCGACCTGCTGCGCCGCCCAGCTGGCCGCGTCGGCGGTGGCTGACATCACGCGGGCGAAGTCGGCGCTGTAGGTGCTGGACGACGAGAACGCGTCGCGCGAGGCCTGCAGGAACTTGTTGGCGACGTCGCTGTAGTTGTTCTGGGCATCGACGTCGCCGTTCTTGGCCGCCGTCAGCGTCTTGTTGAACTCGTCCTTGGCGGCGTTGTACTTCTCCAGCGGCGTCAGCGGCGACTTGTCGCCCAGCTTCAGGTCGATCAGCAGCTTCTGCCAGTCGGACGACAGCTTGCCCATCCGGTCGCGCAGGTCCTCGAGGGTCTTTTTCTCGGCCTCATACGCGTTGTTCAGGTCGTCGCGCGCGTCCTTGACCTTCTTGGCCGCCTGCACCTGGTCGAACAGCGCGCGGTTCGATTCGTCCAGCTGGGCGCGCTGGATCGCGGCCAACTCGACGTCGGTCTTGGTCAGCTGGTTCAGCTGGCCCTGCAGATCCTTGCGCTCGCTGGCGATCTCGGCGGCCGTCTTGGCCACGCCGTTCAGGTCCTCCAGGTTGCCGGTCAGGTTGTCGGTGTATTCGGCCACCTGCAGGAACTGCGGTGCCAGCGCCATCAGCGCGGCGTAGGTCTTGCGGCCTTCGTCAGTCGTCAGGTTCAGGCCCAGCACGGTGTCGCGGAACGCCGTCTTGGTGGTCACGCCGGCCAAGCCCAGGCTGCCCATCGCCGCGTCCAGCTGCTGCTTGACCGGGGCGATCTTCTGCGCCTCGCTCAGGAAGTTCTGGGCGAAGAACGCGGTCTCGGTGTTGAGCGCGTCGACGCTGCCCACCGCCTGCACCAGGGCTTCGCGCGCGTTCATCGAGGCTAGGCCGACCGCGCCGAACACGGCCTGCATCGACTTGCCCATCTGCTGGGCGACGACGTCGGTCGCGCTGAACACGTCGGTCACGCGTTTGAGCGCGGCGCTGGTGGCCTCGGTCGGCAGCTTGAGCGCGGCCAGCTGCTCGAGCGTGACCTTCTCGCCGAACACCGCTTCGCCAGCGTCGCGCAGCGCGGCGCGGTACTGCAGGATCGCGCCGGCCTCGGTGGCCAGCTCCTGCGAGGTGCCCTTGAAGCCGTCCACCAGCGACGACAGCCCGCCCTGCACGCCGTCCAGGATGTTGCGGATGCGCGCCGTGAACACGGCGTCGAGCTGGCCGTTGGCGTTCGGGTCCGAGCCCTCGTGGCCGGTGTCGACCGTCAGCGACTGGCTGCTCAGGTAGTCCTTGACCTGGCTGCGCTCGCCTGCGGTCAGGAACGCCGCCAGCACGTCGTCGACCTTGCCGACGGTGGCGACGAAGTCGGTGATCTGCTTGCTCTTGGTGTCCATCCAGAAGCCGCCGGTCGCCCCGAAGGTGCCGAAGGCGCTGGTCGACGCCGAGCTCAGATAGGGGATGTTGTTCCCCTCGTTGCCGTGGTGGTTGATGTCGACGTTGCCCGGCAGGTTGTTGCTGCCGAAGGTCAGGCTGGTGTGGTCTTCCGGCCCCTTGTCGAACAGGAACGAACCCAGCACGGCCGCGCCCATCGCCGCCCAGCCCCAGCCCGGGATCGCGGCGATCGCGGCATTGACCGCCGCACCAGCGCTGGCCGCGGTCGTCAACTCAGCCCCACCCAGCGCAGCGGATGCGGCACCAGCGGAACCGGACAGGCCAGAAAGAAACTCGCCAGCGACCCCCGACACGGAAGTGAGGCCAAGTAGGCTGCCGGCCCCGCCGATCGCGCTGCCGATGCTGCCAATCGTGCCCAGCGCGCTACCGGCGGCGCCGCCGCCGAGGCCGCCCAGCAGGCCGTTGCCGGCCATGCCGGCCGCCGCGCCCGCCTCGATCGAGCCGCCGATCTGCAGCAGCCACTTCTTGGCCGTCATCTGCCACAGCAGGTCGAGGATACCGGCGCGCAGCGCATGCGCGACCCGGTCGACGAAGCTGATGCCCTCGTCGCCCAGGTGCAGGAAGGCCTGGCGGCCGCCATCCATGATGTCTTTCCAGACACTCTTCCACTCGTCACCGTACGGGCTGGACGTCTTGGACAGATCCTTGCCCAGCTTGCTGATCTCGATGCCGGCCGCCTTGGCCTTCTCGGCCAGCTCGGGCAGGCCGGACCGGCCGGCGATGTCCTGCAGCTGGCTGGCCAGCTGCTGCACCTGCGGCAGCAGCTGGGTGCGGATGCCCTGCGCGGCGTCGGCCACGCCCAGCGCGCCCAGCAGGCCGCCCTGCTCCTGGCCGGTCTCCTTGGCGCTGGCCATCTGGGCGTTGATCGTGCGCACCAGCGAGTCGAGCTGGTTCTTCACCATGTCGAACTCGGCGTTCTTGACGCCAGCGTCCTTCTCGCTCGCCTTGGCGCGCAGCGCGATCGTCAGCTCCAGCGCGTGGTTGTAGGCCTTCAGCGCCTCGGTGTTGTCCGGGTCGACGAACAGGATCGCCGCCAGCGCATCGCGGTCGATGCCCTTCAGGTCGGCGTTCATGCGCGCGATGGCGGTGCCGTTGTCCGCCTCGAACTTGGTCAGGTAGGCGTTGACCAAGTCGCCGCTGCGCTTGTACTCCTCGGCCTGGGTGGTCAGGTTCTGGCGGTGCAGGCGCTCGAAGTAGTCGGCCTCCTCGATCGCCAGCTGGCGGTCGATCTCGCCCAGCCGGGCCTGGCCGACCTGCTTCTGGTTCTGGTACTTCTGCTCGGCGGCACGCTTGTTCTCGGCGCCCTGAACCACGGCGATGTCGGCCTGCGCCTGGGCGATCGCATACCGCACCGACTGCTTGGCGGCCTCGGCCTTGGCTTCCATGTAGGCGACGTCGCCCAAGCCGCCGGACTGGTGCTGCGACTGCAGGTCGAGCAGCGCGGTCTTCTGCTTGACGTCGAACAGCTCCTTGGCCAGGGCGTTCTCGGCGATCTGCGCCTGCAACGCATCGCGCTCGGCCTTCTTGTCTTCCTTCGGCGCGCGCGGCGCCAGCAGCGCGTTGCGCTCGTCCTGGAGCTTGCGCAGCGAGACGCTCAGCGCGTTGACGCGTGCCAGCTCATCCTTCGGGTCCGGCAGGATCTGCTTCGCGTCGAGCAGGGATTCCCACAGCGGCGCCGCCTTCAGGCTGACCGCGCGTACGGCCGCATTCTGCTGGTACAACTCTCCCTTCGAGTCGCGCTCGCTGGCCTGGGCATAGAACTTCGCCAGCTCGTCGCGCAGCTGCGTGGTGGCGTTCTGCGCCTTCTCCAGCGCCTGCTTCGGGCCGACCACGTCATCGCTAAACAGCTTGCGACTCTCCAGCCCGGCCAGATTCTTGTCGGCCTTGGCAATGGCTTCCGCCAGCCCGTCATAGCTGCGCGTGAGCGTGACGACGCCGCTGCCGGCGTCGTAGCCGGACTCCTGGGGATGGCGGATCTCGTCCGGGTCAAAGCCCCTGCGGCGTGCCTCCTGCTCGAGTTTTTGGACCTGCGCGCGGGCGGCGTCCACCGCGCTCTGGGTCACCGTCTCCGGGGCCAGCCGGACGCCGTTCTTTGCGTCCCACAGCTTCAGGTTCTCGTCCAGCCGCTTATTCTCGCGCTCAAGCGCCTCGTCGACCACCTGCAGCGAATTGGCGATCTTCTGATTGGTCTTGTCCGCCTCGTCGGTATTGTCGCGGAACAGCAGCCAGGCCGCAGCCCCAAGTCCGACCGCCACGGCAACCGCGCCCAGCACCGGCAACAGGGTTGCCGACCACGCTGCGGACGCGACGGTTGCGGCCTCGGTCGCGGCCGTCTGCGCGGTGGTGACGGCGGTCACCTCGGCCGCCGTGGCGGCACCAGCGACGTTGGCGGCGGTCAGCGCGCCCATTGCCGCCGTCTCGGCCGCCTGCGCGGCCGACAGCACCCAGCTGGCAGCAGCGGCCTCCTTCAGCAGGCCGATGGTCGGCCCCAGCGCGCGCAGGCCGACATAGCCGGCACCGACCAGGGTCACGGTGCCCAGGTTGTCGACCAGCGCGCCGGTCAGGCGGGCGACGTTGGTGGAGAAGTTCTGCAGGCCGGTCGAGGCGCTGCCGCCGTCCTTGAAGGCGTCGGTCAGCTCCAGCGCGATGTGCTGCACGTATGGCGAGGCCTGGGCGAACGCGCGCACGAAGCTGTTCTGCACCACCACGCCCAGGCGCTGGAAGCCGCCAGTGGTGTCGTCCTCCAGCTTCCTGACGACGTCGGCCATGAAGCCGGACGCGGTGGCCGCGTCCTGCACCTTTTCCTTGTAGGCGTCCAGGTTGCTCAGCGCCAGCTCGGCCGCCTTGGTGCCGCGCACCGTGAAGATACTGCCGAGGAAGTCGACGCGCGCGGCATCGGTGAAGCCGGCCAGTTTGCCCTTCAGCTCTTCAAGCAGCTGGGTGAACGGCTTGAGCTGGCCGGATGCGAGCGACGTCTCGACGCCCAGCTCCTTGAGCGCCTTCTTGCCCTTCTCGGTCGGCTCGTACAGGCCGGTCAGCATATTGGTCAGCGACGTGCCGGCGGCGCCGCCGGTCACGTTGATCTTGGCCAGCAGGCCAAGCATGCCGGCCGTCTCCTCGATCGACACCTTGAACAGCGAGGCGACCGTCGAGGCCTGCTTCATCGACTCGGTCATCTCCAGCACCGAGGTGTTGGAGTTGGCCGCGGTCTTCGCGAAGATGTCGGCGACGCGCCCGGCCTCGCTGTAGCCCAAGCCGAACGCCGAGGCGGCACCAGTGGCGGCCAGCGCCGCCTGGCCGACGCTCATCTCGCCGGCAGTGGCCAAGTCCAGAATCGCCGGCAGCACCTGCAGCGACTCGGACGCGTTCAGGCCGTTCTGCGCCAGCATGCGCATCGCGTTGGCGCCCTCGACCAGCGAGTGCAGCGAGCCGTCCGACACCTGTAGGAACTGGTCCAGGTTGACGCCGCTGCCGGTGATCGCCAGCACGTTGGTCAGCTGGTGCTCGACCTGAGCGCCGACGTCGACCACCTGCCGCAGCGAGCCGGCAATGGCCGCGCCCGCGGCCAGCGGCACCAGGCTGCCGTAGGTCAGCCACAGGCCGCCGAGGGAACCGGCCAGGCCGCGCGCCAGGCTGTGCGCCTCGTTCATCGCGCGGTTGTGCGCCTCGGTCGCGCTCGTCGAGTTGGCCACGGCCGGGGTCAGCGCCGCATGGGCTGCGCGTAGCGCTTCGACGTCGGACGCGACCGCCACACTGCCGTAGCGCTCAATCGCGCCCTCGCGGGTGGCGCCGGGCTGCTGCAGGTAGGTCTGGGCCTGAGTGGCGCTGCGGATCTGCGCGGCCGGCCCGGCCGTCATGAAGTTGGTGTTCAGGACCCGCTGGCGCTCGGCTGCAGCCTCGGCAACCGCCAGCTGCCGCGCCGTGGCCGCCTCTTGAACGGCAAGCGTCCGGTCCCACCAGGACACGTAATCGGCCAGATCACGCTGGCGCATTGCATGCAGCTCGATGTCACGCCGCTGTTCGATCGCCTCACGTTCAGCGGCCGCCTTTGCCCACCAGGAAACATAGTCGGCGGCAGCCTTCTGCTGCATCGCGTTCAGCTCGACATCACGGCGCTGCTCGATCGCCGCGCGCTCGGCGGCCGTCTTTTCCCACCACGCGGCGTACTCGGCAGCGGACTTTTGGCGCATCCGATTCAGTTCGGTGTCGCGGCTCTCCTCAATCGAGAGCATCTTGTCCCACCAGCTGACGTAATCAGCCATCGCTTGGCCGCGCAGGCGATTCAACTCGACATCGCGGCGCTGGTGGACGTTCAGCGTCTTGGCTGAGGCCCGCTCAGCAGCGGCGACGGCCTCGTTTTCGACCTTCTGCGCCAGCGCCGCCACTGCGGCGAAGCCGGTGGTCATCGACGCCTGCATCAGCTGCATCTGCTGCTCGAGGCGGGTCAGGCCGGAGACGGCCCCGAGCCCTTGCAAGGCATCGTGCAGGCGGTCGAGGGCCGTGACGATCCGCTCGATGCCCTCGGCACCGCTGGACGTTACAGGTACGTCAATCGGGCCGCCTACGCCCTCGATGCCTTCGCTCATAGAAAAGCCTCCATTGGAGCAACATTATCCAATGGAGGCTTGTTGTAGGCAAGCAATTACTGTGCCTGCTGCTTGCGCCTCTCTGCCATGTAGGCGAGGTAGACGTTGTCGAGGGCCACCACGTGTCGGACAAGCCGCTCCCGTTCGCTCAGGTTGGTGATGTTGAACAGGTCGCAGTAATCTCGGATCTTCGGGATGACGTCCAGCGCCAACGGTCCTGACATACTGGCCTGCCGCCCGCGCGCGATCAGCTGGTACGCGCCGTAGTAGTAGGCCTGGCGGAGGTCGAGAACGGGGCGGTCGCGTAGTGCTACCGGGTCCTCCCCGTCCGCCTTCAGCTGCTCGAGGAAGCCAAGTTCAGGCCCCCACTGGAGTTCCCAGCGGAGGTAGGCACCGAGTTTTTTGCGTCGGCCTCTTCGGTCTGGTAGCGGAAGTTGCGGAATTCAGCCGCCAGCGCGCCGATCGCCCGCTGGAACTCCTTATGTTCGAGCATCATCTGGGCGTTCGGGATGCTGTACTCGATCGGCTTGCCCTGGTAGCCGAAGTCCTCGTAGCCGAGCAGTACGGTGTGCGCCATCACCTCGGCCATGATCAGGTTCGAGCGGCGCTCGGCAGCCTGCTGCTGGGCCGGCGTGTCCTTCTGGCTCAGCTCGTGCTTGTACTGCTCATAGCGGGCCGTGATCATGCGATTGTAGGCGGCGTTGCCGGCGCGCGCGACCAGCACGCGGCCGGTGCCGAACGGGAACCAGCGACCCTCCTGCTCGGCTTTCGGGTCGACCGCGTACTCGGCAAAGATATCAAACATAGTATTTTCCCTGGTGAGTTGTGGAGCGGCCAGTGTACGCAAGCTGTTGAACATTGTCAAAAGGAAAGCTGACGCAAAGCAAAAAGGGCGCAGCCCTTGTTGGCACTGCGCCCACCCACTTCCCCACCACGAGAAGATCTTACGGCGTCACCGCCGCGCCGAAGCGGTCCAGGAACATGGTCGCGCGCAGCGCGGCATTGGCGTTGGCCTTGTCCGCGTAGGCGGTGAACTCGAAGCTGGCCATCAGGTCGGTGTTGCGGCCACCGGCGTTGACGCTGGCCTTGGTCAGCATCACGCGCGGCAGCGAGATCACGTAGCCGTTGCCCAGCGAATCCTTGGTGGTCAGGCAGATCGACGTGTAGACGTCGTTCGCGTACTTGTCGAACAGCGCGCCGTTGGCGAAGTACACCTCCAGGGTGCCGGTCACGGCGAAGGTGCCGATGCCCACGCCCACCAGGCCCAGCACGCCAAGGCCGTCCTGCGCGCGCAGGCCCGAGTCAATGTCGAACTTCATCGACTTGATCGTGGTGCCGGCCAGCGGCGCGCCGTTCTCCCAGATGTTGGCCACGCCGGTGACGCCGTTCTGGATGTCGTAGGTCTGCGACGCGGCGGTGGTGCCCGGCAGCGTGGTCGCGCCGCCCTTGATCATGTCCTTGCCGAGCGTGGTGAAGGTCACGTCGGTGATCGACTTGCTGGCGAACTGGGTCGAGAACTTCGACACGTACAGGCCGCGGTAGGCCATGTACTGGCCGATCTCGCTGATCTGACGCTCGATCGTGAACGACTGCATCGTCACGCCGTTCTTCAGGCGCGAGGTCGACAGCGAGCTGCCGGCCACCGCGGTGGCGGCGGTCAGCGGCGTGTTGACGTCGCAGGTGACGGTGGTCGGGGTCGGCGCCACGGTCAGCGACACGCGCGCCAGCTTGCCGTCGTTCGGGTCGCCCGGCATGTTGACCTTGAACCACTGGCCCGGGGCCAGCGTGGTGAACGCGTTGGCGTTGATCGGTGCGGCGCCGGCGGTGATCACCGACGCCACCGTGCCGAGCGTGCCGGCGGTGACGCTGGCCGAGAAGGTCGAGCCGACGCCGTTGGTACCGTAGGCCGACCAGGCGCTGCGCATCAGGCCGGCGAACAGGCGGTCGTACTCGGCGTACTGCATGTGGCCCTTGATGTCGCCGTCAGCCTGGGCACCGGTGGTGGTCGACGAGGTGTTCTCGGCGTTGGCGTTGAGCTCCTTGTCAGTCTCCTTGGTCAGGTTGAACTGCAGGGTCTCACCGGTGGTGCGCAGGTTGTAGCCGTTGCCGGTGGTCGGCGTCACGCCGAACGTGGCTTCGGGGATGTAGGCAAGCTGTACGCGGTCGGCTGATGGCAGCGGCATAGTAGTGCTCCAAGGTAAAATTTCCGCCAGTCTACCTTGGCTGTTCCGTCACGTGTTGCAAAGTTTGCTGTATAACAGCAATTTTCATGCCAGGCGCGTCAGGTGTAGCGCACGAACCAGAAGTCAAACCAGACCGGTGCATACCATTTGCCGTTGCGCCGGATCGGGCGCACCCGCTGGCCGGCGTGGAAGGTGACGATGCCGCGCGTCTTGCAGTCGAAGTAGGGCAGCACGAAGTCGAGCAGGTGGCCGGCGCCCGCGCTGCCGGCACCTTCCTTGACCACCGCGTACAGGCACAGCTGGCCGACCTGCTTGACCATCGGGCGGGTGCCCAGGTCCATCTGGCCGCCGCCAGGCAGATAGTCGATCTCGACCTGCAGGTAGGGATTGTCCTGCGTCGCCTCGTCAACCACCTGGCGATTGTCCGACTCGACCACCAGCGGATAGTCGGAAAAATCCGCCTGGATCTGGTTGATCACGTTCATGATGTCGAGGCGGGCCTGCTCGCTCATGCCATCTCCTTCGCGCGGGCGCGCAGATACGATTCGATGCGGACGCCGCCCGGGATCAGGTTCTCCGGCCGCAGGTTGACGGCACCGTCCGGCCCGATCATGCGGGTGCCGTCGGTGTGCAGCTCGGTGGCGTTGACGAAGTGCACGCGCGACTTGAGCGTCACGCCCTTGAGCTGGCCAAGGCCGCGGAAGGTGGAGATGTTGACCGCCTCCGGGTCGCCGGCCTTGTGCGCCACCACGCGGTAGTGGCCGCCCTTCTCGTGCACCAGGTCGCTGTACTTGCCCGGCAGCGGGCGGTAGACCGGCATGTTGCCGTCGACCACGATGTTCCAGTTGGCGGCGAAGTCGCCCGAGAACTGCGGCGACACCTTGACCGCCAGGCCGAACAGGTACAACAGCTTCTGGCGGAAGCGCCCGTCGGCGGTCTTGTGGATCTGGTCCTTGCGGGCCTTGATCTTGTCCAGGCTGACCTTCAGCTGGTTGGCGTTGATGCTGATCATACCTGTCGCGCGTGCAGCATCCACGCGTCCTGTTCGCTGACCACGGCCAGGGTGCGCCACTTCGCGCCCTGCAGCGTGAACTCGATGCCGACGGCCGGCATCAGCGCGCTCTTGGCGACGAACACGGCGCGGTCGCCGGCCTGCGCGTTGCCCTCGGCCTGGGTGCGGAACGCGTAGTATTTCTGCAGGTCGGTCTGGACCACCTGGGCCGAGGTGGTGGTGGTGCCGCGGCGGTCGGTGACCAGGTCGAGCACGGCGCTGGTGAACACCGCGCTCTGCAGCGCGTCGGCATCGAACTGGTCGGCCTCGGCGATCACCAGCTCCTCGACCGTCGTATAGGCGTTGCGCACCCGGAACAGGGTGCCGCCCTGGCGCAGGAAGGTCCCCTTCGCCACCGGCTCGGACGGCGGGCAGAAGATGTTCCACATCACGTCCCAGTCGCTGCCGGTGCGCGCGTCCTGGTTGTCGCGGAAGTATTCCTTGTGCGCGTGGAAGTCGGTGCCGGCCTGGCCAAGGCAGGCCTGGGCCGGGGTCAGCGCGGTCATCAGCCCGGTCGACTTCTTCAGGCCGAAGCTGCGCCGGATCGGCACGCCGTCGAAACTGTCCAGGTTGCTGTTGCTGACCAGCCACACCTCGCCGTACAGGTCGACCACGCCGCGCGCCGGTGCCGCCGCCTCGGGCGCGGCCGCCAGCGTGCGCCGGCGCGCCGTCGCGCCGGACGAGGTGTGGTCGTCGTGCGCGCTGGTGTGGCCGTAGAACAGCAGCGCGCCGCTGTAGGCGTCGCGCACCGGGTCGTCGTCGAAGAAGCTGGACGCTTCGGCCAGGTCCATGTCAGGCTCCGGTGACCGGGTCGGTGCCGCGGGTCGCGGCCAGCGCCGCCAGCTGCTCGGCCGGCAGCGGCGGCGTCGCGTCCGGATTGATCCCCGCGTAGGCACCGCGCAGGCGCACCTTCAGGATGTACAGCACCGACGGCACGTCCTTCCTCAGCTGGGCGTACGGGTCGGCCACGCGCTGCAGCGCGTTCTTGCCGTCGGTGACCTGCTGCTTGGCGAACATCGGCAGCGCGCCCAGGCACTGGGTGGCGATGTGGTGGGAGGCGTAGGCCTGCACCAGGTCGACGAAGCGCTGCTGGTCGTCAGTCCTCGAGTCCAGTGCGGCTGCGCTCGCGTAGTCGGCCAGCAGCTGGGTGTGCAGGTCGCGCAGGGCCTCGGTCAGCCGGGTCGAGTACAGCGGCAGCAGCAGCACGTCGTCGCGCAGCTCCTTCTCGGACACGCCGAGGACGGCGCGCACTTCGGCGGTCGAGGTAATGTCAGTGAAGGCCATGGTGGGCTCCTTTCAGGAGACATTATGGCATGGAAATTGCTTAAAGAAAAAGCCCGCGGATCACGCGGGCTTTGTGCTGGCGCAGGCCGGCTTACTTCGGCTCGGCCTTGGGCTTCGGCTCGGCCTTCGGCTCCGGCTCGGCCTTCGGCTCCGGCTCTTCCTTGAAGATGATCTCGCCCTTGGTCGGGTCCTCGATCAGGCGCAGCAGCGGCTGCTGCTTCAGGTAGGTCGAGCGCACCACCTTGGTCGGCACGCCCGGCTCGATGATGACCAGGTCCGAGCCCGGGTTGTCCACGTGGCGCTGGTAGTCGGGCAGGCGGGTTTCGCCAGTGTTCAGGACCCATTCGCCCTGCTTGTCGATCAGTTTGAAGTCGGACATTTGTTCTCCAGGTAGTGGGCGGCCGGCGGACCCAAGTCCGCCGGCCGGTGGCGTTACGAGATCACCAGCACGTCGAAGGCCGACAGGTCGGTATCCCCAAACAGCCTGAGAGCTTCCTCCGACCAAGTCCAGACCATCCTGGACGAGCGGCGCAGCACGAACTCCTCGGTCGCCTTGTAGTCGGCCGCGGTGTTGGTGACCAGCTTGATCGCCTGCGACTGGTCCAGCGCCCACACGGTGTTGGCCGGGACCGGGCCGCCGTTGGCGGCGTCGTCGGTGATCAGCCACTTGACGTCGTTGCCGAAGCCGATCGAGTTCTTCGCGGCCACCAGCTGCGGGTCGATGCGCGCCAGGGTCGGGTCGTAGTTGTTCGAGCCCGGACGGCCGGTGCGGCCCTCGATCTTCAGGTAGGTGTCGATGTCGCACATCGCGTGGGTGATCACGCGGCGGCGGCGGTTACGCGCCAGGAACTTGATCCAGGCCTTGTGGGTCACGACGCCGCCGGTCGCGGCCGAATCGAGCGAGTTGGTGGTCACGGCCGACACGGCACCGCTGTTCTGGTCGGAGTCGCCCAGGAACAGGTTGCTCAGGTAGGTGTTGACGCGCGCATTGTGCTCGATGTCGATGTAGCGCTTCATCGTCAGGCCGAACAGGTCGAGCGTGGTGCCCTTCATCGCCTCCTGGCTCATCTCGATGCCGATACCGTAGGCCGGGATGTTGAAGGCGCGCTCGGACGTGGTGATCGTCAGCATGTTCGGCAGCTCGCCCAGCTGGGTCACGCGGGCGGCCTTGGCGGCATCGGTGCCCTTGTTGGCGCCGCCGGCCTTCTGGTACGACAGCACCGGCTGGCGGTAGTAGTCGTCGGCCACCGGCACGGTGGTCTTGACCAGGTCGCGGAAGCGCACGTCCTCGTCGCTACGGCTGTCGTAGTACAGGTCCTCGACCATCTCGATGACGACCGACGGGAACAGGATGCGCGACTGGTTGCCCAGCGGGTCGCCGCGCTCGCGGCTGTTGCTGGCCGAGCCGGCCTGGAAGCCGGCATTGCCTTCGAGGATGTCGTGGATCGACGCGGAGCGCAGGCCGAACGGGTTCTTGCCGACCAGCGCCAGGCCTTCCGAGGCGGCGATCTGCTGGAACGCGGTACCCTTCTTCGGATCGACGTCGGTGAACTTCGAGTTGATCAGATGCGCCACGCGCATGTTCTTGTCGATCGCTTCCTTGTACAGGGTGTCTTCCAGCTTGACCTGCTGGACATTCCCCTCTGCATTGATGTAAAAGCCCATATTCTTCTCCTGTTGAGGGGATTACTTGACGCGTTCCATGACGCCCGAGGTGCCCACCGCGCCGGTGCCGGCCACGCCCAGCGACATCACGCGCCAGGCGAACGGGGCGGCCTTGGCGGCGGCCTGGTCGGTGGCCTTGCACACCTTCGGGTAGCTGGCCAGCTGGGTGCCCTTGGGGGTGATGGTGCCGGCCACGACGTAGTCGCCGACCGCGATCGCGCCAGTGCCCGGGGTCCCCTGCAGGCCGTCGAACACGACGAACAGCGCGCGGTCCTGCACGCGGCCGCCGACCGTGTAGCCGCCCGACGTGGCGGTCTCGACGCCGTAGATCCAGCCTTCGATGGTGTCGCCAGCAGCGCACAGGTCGTAGCGCGACTCGCCGGCCAGCTTGATCAGCTTGCCTTCGTCCTTGACGGACAGGTTGTTGGCGGCGCCGGTGCCCGCGCCGAGGCGGACCGGCACGACGATCGGGGTTTCCCCGGTCGGCATGAAGTAATGCAGTTTGGACATGCTGGCTCCTTAATTAACGGTTGGCGGACGGCGCGTTCTTGAGGGCGTATTCGAAGCCCGGCGGCAGCGTAGCCTTGGTGGCCTTGTTGCCGTCGTCGTCGTCGTTCGGCGCCGACTGGCGGCCGGCCGGGAACTTGGCCAGGAACTCGGGCTTGACGCGGGCGTGCTCGGCGACGACGCCAGCGGCGTCCATCGCGTCGACGGCCGCCTTGGTGCCGCCCATCGGGATCAGCATGTTGGCGGTGGCTTCCTTGGCGATCGCCAGCAGGCCTTCGTGGTGCTGGGCGACCTTCTGCAGGTCGGCCACCTTGACGTTGGCGGCGGCGACGTCGGCGCGGGCGGCGGTCAGCGCGGTGTTGGCGCTGGCCAGCTCGCCCTGGACGGTGGTCAGCTGACCCTTGACGGTCGCCAGCTCGGCCTTGAGGGTGGACAGCTCGGCGGCGGCAGCGGTGTCGGCCGTGGCTTGGTCGCGCGCGGCGATCTCCTCGGCGGTCATCGGGGTGCCGTCCTCGTGCAGGCCGATCTCGGCCATCGATTTGCCGGCGCGCAGCGCGGTCAGTTGGTCTTGGGTCAGAGTAATTGCCATAGCCTTACCTTTCGAATTGGAAGGAGTATTGCTGGAGTGTTTCTGCTTGTCAAGCAATTTTAGTGCCAGGTCGAAACTTTGCACCTTGTCAACCAAGCCGGCCTTCACCGCCGCCTGGCCAAGGAAGGTCTGGCCCTTGGTCACCTCGGCCAGCTGGTCGGCCGCCAGGTTCGGGCGCCCGGCCGCGACCTGCTTGCGGAACAGCTTGTGGACCTCGGCCAGCTGCTCCTGGGCACGCGCCTTGGCGCCCTCGGTCAGCGGCTCGATGCTGTTCAGCTCAGCCTTGTATTCGCCGGAGCGCAGCACGGTGGCCTTGATGCCCTGCTCTTCCAGGCGCTTGCTGGTCTCGGTGTGCACGCGCAGCACGCCGATCGAGCCGACCACGGCGGTCGGGCCGGCGGAAATCGCGCCGCGGATGGCGCTGGCCATCCAGTAGCCGGCCGAGGCCATCAGCTCGGTGGTGTGCACCGCCGACGGCTTCAGGCTCGAGAGCTGGCCCAGCAGCGCGCTCATGTCGACGATGCCGGCGACGTCGCCGCCCGGCGTGTTGATGTGGTACAGCATGCCCTTGGTGTCGGGGTGGGTCGCGGCGGCGACCGCGGCCTGGCCGATGTCGTCGTAGCCGAGCACGCCGAACAGGCGCATGAAGCCGGCGCTGCCGTTGACGACCGGGCCGTTGACCTCGACCACCGCGGTCGAGCCCTCGTGACGCCACAGCGGCGGCAGCTTGGCCAAGGCGTCCTCCAGCCAGCCGGCGGTCATGCCGGGCTTGGCCAGCAGGTCGTCGACCTTGGCCTGGGCCTTGACGACCAGCTCGTACGATTCGTCCGAGCCGGCCCAGAACAGTGGTACGCTCATTTTTTCGCGGGTCCTTTCGGTTGCTGCGGCGTCTTCTTCAGCGCCGAGGTCGGCGACGCCGGGTTGCCGGGGTTGTTCGGGTCCTGGGTGGCCGGTGGCGCCGGGGTCTTGAACATCGTGCCGGCCAGTGGCGTGTAGCTCGCCGGCGGCAGCTGGTAGGTCAGGCGCAGGCAGGCTTCCTCGTCGCTCATCATGCCGATCGACAACAGGTTGGTGATGCGCTCGTACTTCATCGCCCGGTAAGCCTCGAGCTCGCCAGCGGGCTTCAGTTCGATGTCGTCGAATTCGAACTCGACCGTCACGTCCATGCCCATCAGGCGCACCGCCAGGGTCAAGGCCTTGCTGTACAGTTCCTGCAGCTTCAGCCGGATCATGCCGTCGGCGTTCTTCAGAAACATCAGGGTCTCGGTGGACGCCACGGTCTGGGTCTTGGCGCCCATGCCCAGCACCGACGGCGGGGTCTTGGTGGCGGTGGCGATCTTGCCGTCGTAGATGTCCTTGACGGTCTCGAAAGTGGCCGGGGTGTCGCCGGTGTCGCCCTCGACGTACTTCAGGTGGAAGAAGTCGAAGTGCACCAGCGCCTCGTCGACGCCGAGGTTGGAAATCGTGTCGTTGATCTGGGTCACCAGCCCGTTCAGGTAGGCGGCGGTCTTTTCCTCGTCGCCGTTGTACTCGGCCGGGATCCGCTTGAGCAGCTTCTCCTCGTCGATCTCGACGTCGTAGCGCTTGTAGACGTGGCGCTCGCACAGGCGGCGCAGGGTCGACAGGAAGTTGGTCGAGGCCAGCACCGGCTGGATCGCCGCCTCCATCGGACTTTGCGGGTAGATGTCGTACAGCGACGGATCGAGCGCGACCCAGAAGAAGGTCGCGATGTCCAGGTCGATCTCGTCGCCGCCGACCTTCTGCACCGGCTTGACGCCCTTGCCGTCCTGGTAAAAGATGATCGGGCCGGTCGGCACCGGCACCCACTGCAGCGGCAGGCGCTGCTTGTCGAGCACCAGCTCCAGCGCGGCCGCGCCCTGCTGCTGGATCTCCTTGGCCAAGGCTTCCGAGGTCGAGCGCAGGCTGCCGACCTGCGAGAAGCCGTTGATGTAATCCGGCATCGTGTTCATCGTGCGCAGCAGCTGCAGCGCCAGGCGGGTGGCGTCGACGTTGAAGTTGCCGTCGGGGTCGCGCGCGATCGCGATGTACTTTTCCGGAATGCCGACCCGGTTGTTGGCGGCCACCGAGCCGGCCAGCTCGGGCGAGACGCGCGACAGGTTGCGCACCAGGGTCGGGGTGTCGGCCGCGGTGCGGTAGGTCGCGGTCAGGTCGACGTTGGCGACGTCGAAGGCCGGCTTCTGGATCTTGGCGGTCGAGGCGACCGTGCTGGTGCGAAAGCCCGGGAACGTCGCGCCGCCCGGCTTCGGGGGCTTGGGCGGCGGCTGGCTCGGCAGCGCGGTGGCCGCGCTCATGCGCGAGGCGTCCGCGTTCACCGGGCTGTCGGCCTCGGTGAAGTGCATCCGGCGTGCGAAGGGGTTGGGCAATTTCCACATGCCGGGAATTTTGGCACGGAAATTGCTTGGCGGCTAGTAATTTGTTGGGCAAAAGAAAAAGGCCCGCGGGTAGCGGGCCATCGACCGGGAAACTCCCTGTCCGCGCCTGGCAGCCTGTTCCTGTCCGGCAGGCTCGACTATACCACAGCGGCCGGCAAAGAAAAGGCCCGCGCAGGGCGGGCCAAAGATCCAAACCAGATCGGAGACGCCCTTACTGTAGCGCAAGTTCGGGCGTTGTTCAATATCTATTTCCAGTGGCGCAGGTGCTCGAGTTCCGGCGGCAGCTCGACGCGCACGGTGCCGCGCAGGATTTCGGTCTGCCATTCCTGGCCGTTATGTACCGGCTTGCCGTCCGGCCCCGTCTTGTAGCAGCACAGCTCGCCGGCCTCCTCGTCGGCCCAGACGCACAGCATGATCTTCTGGCCGTCCAGGTAGACCATGGCGTGGGCCGCGGCCGGGTGTTTGTCTGCTTCGATGTGCATAGTTATTCCTTGGGTGGGTTAAGAGGGGCGTGCTTGTCGAGGTATTCGAGCAGGGCGTAGCGCGCCAAGGTGCCCAGCTTGCGGTCGGTGGCCTGGCCCAGCGCCACCAGGCGCGCGTAGACGTCGGCCGGCAGGCGCATCGTCACGGTTTCGAGCATGGTCTCGCTCATGACAGCACGCGGCCGACCCGCTGGCCGAGGTTGTTTTTCAGCGCCTGCAGCGGGTCGACCTTGTCGGTGACCTTCATCGACAGCGCGATCGGGAAGTGGCCGAAGCTCATGTTCTGCGACGCCGCCGGGGACAGCTCGCAGGCCACGCGCAGGTAGCCCAGTGTGTGCATGTAGTGGTCCTGGCCCTGCACCGACTTGTTCCATTTCCACACCAGCTCGTGGTGCTGGTCCATCTCCTGCTTGCGCTTCATGTCCAGGCAGTGGTCGACCAGCAGGTCGTCCTCGGCGTCGTTCGAGGCCTGCCACAGGATCTGGCGGGCCTTGAACATCTGCATCACCTCGTCGAAGTTGATGTTGCGGTGGATCTTGGCCTGGTTGATCGGCAGCTTGCCCTTCTCCGGCACCTTCTCGACCATGACCAGCTCGTAGGTGGCCAGCTTCTTGTTCTCGTGGTAGACGGCTCCGTAGCAGTTCTTGTCCTCCTTCTGCATCTGCTGCACCAGGTAGGTCTCGGGCTGGCTGTCGATCACCGTCATCAGGACGCGGAACTCCTTCTTCAGCTCGCGCTTGCGCTCGCGCAGCCTGCCCAGCAGCACGCGCTCCTTGTGCACCACCAAGAGCCGCCCAAGCTCGTCCTTGCGGCCCACCAGCAGCGTGCACAGCTGGCCGACGTCGATGCCCATGTGGTGCAGGCTGTTGCTGCGCAGATCGGCGCCGACGTACTTGCAGTTGAGGATATCGCTGCGGGTCAACTGGCTCTCGCTCTCGTTGGCGGTCTCGCCCAGCGCCTGGTTGACGAACTCGGCCCAGGTCTTGTACTTGGTGATCTCCTGCACCAGCGACGGGATCGACACGACGTTGGGCACGTCGAACGGCGTCACGTAGTAGCCGACCGCCTCGTAGTTGTCATTCGGGTTCTCGCAGATCCAGCGGCGGTGCTCGACCTGCAGGCTCGGTTCGCCGTCGCAGCCCGGGCAGTGCAGGCGCGCCTCGCGCCAGTGCAGCGTGTGCAGGTTGTACTTGGTGATGTCCTGGAAGCGCCCACTGTAGCCGGGAATCTTGACGTCGGTGTGGAAGTTCGGCACGAAGGTGTGGCCGCACAGGTGGCAGGTGCAGGCGCGGCGGTAGCGCTGGGCGGTCTTCATGTCGAGCGCGATGCCGGTGTCGTCGAGGGTCGGCGTGCCGAACTTGCGGGTCAGCTTGTACTTGCTGTGCTTGATGCGCGACTGGTACTGGCCCAAGGCGTCCGGATCGGAGCGGTCGACCTCGTCGTGGATCAGCATGTCGGCCGGCACCGAGATCGCGGAAGTCGTGCCCGAGCAGCCGCGGGTGTAGAGCAGGCCGGTGCCGATGCCCTTGATCTCGGTGTTGTCGAGGTCGCGATCGACCGCTTCGCGCAAGTCCGGCGACTCGTCGATGATCGGGCTTAATCGGGTCTTCGAGAAGTTGGCCGAGTCGTTCGAGAACGGCATCGTCAGGATCACGCTGAAGTACGGCATGATCCGCGTGATGGCCAAGGCGTAGCGCGCCATCGCCTCGGACATGCCGATCTGCGCGCACTTTTGCACGTACACCACCTTGCTGGTGTCGGACAGGATGTCCTGCTGGAACTCGTGGTCCTTGAAGCTGAAGCGGTCGCCCTTCAGGAAGGTCTTCTCCTCGAGGTAGCGCACGACGTCGCCCAGGTCGTAGCTGTTGAACAGCGCCGTCTCGAGGCGTTGGAGGTGGGCGCGGATTTCCGGATCGTCGACGAGGTTCATTTGAGCAGCAGCAGGGCGAGCGGCGCACCGCCGAAGGTCAGCGCCAGGAAGGCCAGCATAAGGGCCACGGCAAGACGTCGTGCGGTCATTGCGGGGTTCCTTCACGCAGCGGAATGAACGCGCCCAGGCCGGCGTTGCGGCGCAGGCAGTCGACGTTCTGCCGCCCGTAGGCGATCAGCACCGACGGTGCGCCACTGTTGGCGGCGGCGCGGGTGCCGTCGACGTGGTGGAAGTGCAGGCGCCCGCGCAAGAACAGCAGCGCGTCGGCCTTGCCCCAGACGTGGTCGAAGAACATCTTGGTTTCGGTGCGCGCGAAGATCAGCGCCATGCCGTTGCCATGCGCGGCCAGCTTCTCGAGCCAGGCGGCGGCTTCGGCGCCGTACGGCGGGTTCATCCAGACGCGGCCGGACCAAGTCTGCGCCAGACCATTGTCGTCGACTGTGAAGCGGCGCGGCGCGGTTGCCCACGGCGGGCAAGTTGGGGCGCAGGGGTCCAGGTCGAATGGGCCAAGCTGGACCAGCAGTTCTGGCGGCGTCAGCCATTCGTCCTTGAGCATGCGCGCCGACTGGTGCCCGCCCATGCCGAAGCTTGCAGTGGTCATTTCGGCGTCCCGTCCGGGTTCAGGTAGTCGCTGTAGATGTCGAGGAACTTGCGCTTGGCCTCGACCGGGAAGTCGTCCAGGGTCTTCATGAACGCCGCCTCGTAGCGCTTTAAGCGCTCGGCGTCGAACGCCACCTTCATCTGCTTGAAAATCTTGTCGAGCATGGTGCCGACCGTGTTGAACACCTGCGCGCGCTGGTTGGCCGGCACGTCGCGGTCGGTGTTGACGCTCTCGAGCAAGGCCTTGCCCTGCTTGTACTGGAACGTCAGCTCTTCGGCCATGTTCAGGCTGCGCGGGTCGATGTCGAGCTTCTGGTCGATCGCGTTGCGCAGACGCATCAGGGTGTCGTTGTCCAGGCCTTGGAGCAGCTCGAGCGGGTCGGCGGCCGACTTGGCCTGCTGGTTGGCGACGCTGTAGTCCTTCAGGGTCACAGGCGGCTCCGGTAGCGTTGGATGGTGCGCTCGCTGCAATGGGCCTGGCGGGCGGCCTCGGCGACGGTCAGGCTGCCGTCGAGGGTCTTGCGGGCCAGGTCCGTGCGCAGCGTCTGGCGTTCTCCGAGCAGGGCTTTCTTGCTCTCGCGGCTGGGCTTGGCGTCGCGTACCACGCCCATCTTGCGCAAGGTGCGGCAGACGTGGGTCTCGGACGCGCCCAGGATGGCGGCGACGGCGCGGTTGGTCAGCTCGCGGCGGACGATCTGCGCGACATAGGGCTGGAGGCGGTCTTTAAGTGCTGACATGCAATAAGTATGCCAGTTTTGCGAAAAATTGCCAATTTTCAGAAAATTTTTCGAAAAATTTTGCAAAATCGGGGGATTTGTGCGGTTTTGTTGCTATTTTACAACAAAAAGTTGAAAAATGGGTTCGATATTTTTCGGGCACCTGGTAGGCCAGGCGCCGGCCTCGGGTGCGTGAGACCCTATACGTCAACCGAACCCGCTAGCAAAACCCATGCCAGCGCCGCCAATTGTGTCACAATCTGTTAAATAAACTACTGTACAAACATACAGTAAAACGCCGCCACGCCCCGCACGAGCGCGGTCTGGTATGCCGACACCTGCGCCAGCGCGCGCCCCGTACAGGCCCGTTTAGGGGCCTTGCTGGGCGTGGCATGGTTTGTGCTTTAACGCCGATTGGTCAGACCAGTCGGCCAAAACTGGTCTGACCGGATGCACCTGGCATGCTTATTGCTTGCGTCTTCAGGGGTGGCGTGATAGCCAAAAACTATCAGCCCGATCAAAAAATACAATCGACAGCTTTGCGAAATAAGCTGTTCTTTGTAAGTTATTCGTGGCATACTTGAGTCCGTAGTGCAGCAACACAGCAGTTTCCCGTAACCCACTTTGGAGCCCTTGCCATGCTGACTTTTTATGTTTTCGAGATTGGCGCGCTGGACCATGCGCCGCGCTCATTCCCCGTCACCTGCCCGAATCTGGACACGGCGCGCGCCATGTATGACAGCCTGACCGCGCAGGGTTGGATCATGGCCAGCGCGCGCCCGTAAAGTATTGTCACATGGCAACCGCGCCATGTGACAGTGCTTTGCACTGAACCGCAGTATCCCATAACCGTAGTGCGGCGCACTGTGCGCCATCTATCTCAGGAGTCTTACCATGGCAACCGAAATCAAACTGGTGTCGTCCTTCGCTCGTTTCGTGCTGGGCGACATCAAGGGCGGCGAGCATGCCCACGCTTACCGCAAGGAAACGATCACCAGCGCCATCGAACAAGCGTTCAAGGGCAATTACTCGCCCCTGACCGAAGCGCTGACCCTGACCGAAGGCAAAGCCAAGAAGGCACGCGCCTACGCCGCTGGCTTTGCCGCGCTCGGCCCCATCGGTTCGACCAATGGCGACGGGCTCGGCGTGCTGAAAGTGGCCTATAAGGGCGCGCTGAACGCCCACGACAACAAGGTGGCGCGCGAGCAGATCGCTACCTTGACCGCACGGTATGCCGGTCTGTTCTTCGTTGCGTTCGATGCCGTGATGGCGGAGAAGGCGGAGAAAAAGGACAAGAAAGCCGGTGCGAGCGCAGGCACCAGCACGGACGCCAGCACGGACGCCAGCACGGACGCCAGCACGCTGGGCACGGCCGAAACCCACAATGCGGCCGTCGCCATCGACCAAGCGGTAACCAGCGTCGAAGGCATGTTGCGCTCTGGCGCGCTGACTGGCGAGCAGGCCGACCGCATCGCCGAGGCACTGGTGTCCAGCATGGACGGCGACGCGCTGGCAGCGCTGGCGGCGCAAGTGCAGGCAGCGCTCGAACTGCGCGCGCTGTTGACCGCCGCGCCGGTCGGTGTCGTCGTGGCCGAAGCCGCGACCGCATAAGCCAGTCCGCAGCGCTGGCAACAGCGCTGCTAATGCCTGCCTCGCGTGCGGGGCAGGCATTAGCAGGACTCAACCATCCCACATCGGATAAGTACCGAGATCATGGAACACTCGGTTGATGGTGGATAGCGCCCAGCGCTATCGGCGAGACGCCCCTCTCTGGCCACCGGAGAGCATGCGCCGCGCCCGCTCTTTATGATCCGACTGGCATCGCCGGTTCGGCCACAATTGACACCCACATCAGACAGGCTCTAGCAGAGCAGCGCTTGCGCACGCTTGCCGACCGGACACCGGGCGCGCAAGTGGGCGATTTCAGTAGCGTGGCCCGGCTAACCTGCCGTGGGTGAATAAGGGGCACGTTGGCCGGTAACACGGCCAAGGTGCAATGCACGACTCAGGGGAGAGGATGGACTCTTGCCGCCAACGGTTGAATACAGGTGAGGCCTGACAAGCCGAGACCAGCTGCCGTTGATGCCCCGTTCTACCGCAAACGAAGCTAACAGGTCAGGCTGAGCCAGATCAGCGGGCCAAGCCGGGTGAGTTGATCCTGCATGTAACACGTTGAGGCACGTACAAGCCTAGTAGCACACCAGAATCCTCATCGCTTCAAATGAGGTGAAAAATCAATGCGACTGCGAGACCGGATGGCGCGCGGTCGCATGAGTTTTTCAATCCCGATGCCACGCGCCAGGCGCGGGCATCGTCACGCCTGGAGCACTCATCATGAGCAAACAATGGGGCGCGCGCAAGATGCGCATGGCCGAGTACGACAACGACGACGACTACTACATGGCCAAGTCGCCTGAGGGCGAGTACCTGTGCTGGTGCGTCGAGGCGCCCAGCGGCCGGCTGGCCGACAAGGGCCTGACCCGGCAACAGGCGCTCGACCTAGTCGCCGACATCGAAGCCGACATCGCCGCCGAGGAGGAGCCCACATGACCCATTTTTCCGAATCCGAATGGCGCCGCGCGTGCGCCGTGGTGCGGCACCAGCAGCGCCGCGACTTCCTGCTGGCGCTGGCCTACCTGGCCGCGGTGGCCGCGGGCGTGGCCGACGTCTGGCTGCGCGCCGAGCACTCGTGGCTGGGCCAGCTGATGGCGGCACTGGCATGAGGGCGGCGCTGGCCGCCCTGCTGGGCCTGCTGATGGCGTCCGGCCTGCTGGCCTGGCTGAGCCAGTTGGGGTAGATTTTGGCTTTGATTTTGCTGTCGATTGGCTGGGGCGCGGGAAAGGGTGTCAATTCGAACACGCACCTGCGCGCCGTAATTTTACTAGGGAGAAACTGAACAATGTACAAAGCACGCAAAATGCTCGCCAAAGAGCACAGCACGACCACGATCAACCCGCTGCGCGCCTATTGCGTCGAGCACGAGAGCGGCCGCATCGAGGCCGCCAACCTGACCTGGACGGAAGCCTGCGCCAAGGTGCGCGAGCTGGGCGAGCGCGAACTGGCCAGACAGCTGGCCACGCTGGCATAAGACCAAAACATTACCGACAACCTGCTATAAGGGCCGCCGCGCGCGGCCCTTTTCACATCCGGAGACCGCCATGACCACCAACATCGTCACCTTCAACACCGGCCGCATGTACAGCGACAAGGGCCAGCGCATCGCCTGCGCGCTGCTGGCCGATGGGCGCGTGATGTTCGCCGACGTCGACCGCAACATCGGCGGCACCACGCAGGGCGCAATCTCGCCGGGCCAGCGCGACCTGCAAACGGCCGACAGCCTGGAGCGCTTCGTGATGACCGCCTACGACTTCGGCGCGATCAGCTACGGCACCTGGCAGCCGGCCGGCCAGCCCCACCACGACCAGGCCGCGCTCGAGCGCCTGATGGGCGAGCTGGAGACCGCCGCGCGCGCCCTGTGACCACAAAGCAACAGCACAACCACCCGATTTCCCTCACCATGCGAAAACTCATCCAAAAAGTACAGGGAGGCATCATGCGTCACCTGCTCGGGCGCCAAGCGCGCGCCCTGCCCACCGGCGAAAACCGCTTGACGCCGCTGCACGAGTTCACCGTGACCGAAGTGGTTACCACGTTCGCGCTGTGCCGCCAGCATGGCCAGTACCAGATCGTGGTCAACCCGGAGCTCGAAGTGGGCTATTTCCGCCACGCCAAGGGCCTGTACGAGGGCCGCTTCTGGCTGGCCGGGCGCACGTTCCTGGCCGCCGAGCACCTGCTGCCGCGCGACGTCCAGACTTGCCTGATGGGCCTTGGCTACGAGGTGGCATGATGAGCGACAACATCCCGATGTTTCTGCTGGTCGACGCGCTCAAGCGCGTCTATGCCGCCCAGTACAAGGGTGCCCGCAGCCAGGCCAAGGCGATCGCCGAGTACGACAGCGCGCGCCAAGGCATCGCGCCCGAGCGCCTGCAGGCGCTGGGCCAGGCGTTCGGCATCGACCCGCGCGCCAGCGGGGCTGACCTGCTGAGGCCACAACCATGATTCCGATGCTCACTGCGCGCCGATTCGAGCAGGTGAAGATTGAGCAGCGCTTCTACTTCGCCTCCGCCTGGTGGGTCAAAACCAGCGCCGCCCAAGCCCGCAAGGTCCGCACCAACAGCGTGGAGCGGTTTCCTCTGCTGGCGTACGTCGAGGTCTAGCGCACCACCGCGCCGGCCTCGTTGTAGCCCCACACCTCCTGGTAGTCCGGGTTGAAGGCGAAGCGCACCGCGCCAGCCAGCCACTTGCGGATGCGCTCGAGGTAGTCATCCGCGATGTGGCAGGCCACCGGCACGCTGATCCACTTGCCCTCGTACCAGTGCCACTCCATGCCCTCGACCGGAGCCGGCCGGGTCGAGCGCACCACGCCGTCCGGCGTGCGCGGGCGATTCGGCCCGCGCGTGCGGATCTTCGGCAACTCGGGCACCGGCACGCCGCGGCGCAGTTCGCGCTCCTGCGCCTCCAGGTGCAGCACGTAGTCGAGGTCCTTCATGTAGTGCTCACGCGCGAACACTGCCCAGTTCAGGCGGCAGGTCTCAGGCGAGCGAAAGCCCGTCGCGCTCAAGGGGTGGTAGTACAAGCCGTCCTTCTCGGTCTCACGGTAGCGCAAGCGGTTCAGGCGTGCCGGCATGAGGTTGTCCAGCGAGCAGTTGTGAGGGTTGCCGTCGAGCTGGACCAGCGGGAATTTCGGCCAGTTGCCGTAATGCAGACACCACGCGATATCCGTCGCCTGAATCACCTCGCCGTTGATCTTGCCGACCAGGCGACCGCCGACCAAGTGCGTCAGTTCGCGAAATTGCCCATCGGCAAGGATTCGGTAGACCGACTTGGAGCAGGTGAAGAGTTGAGGCACATGTTCAGGTGGCAGGGAGTACATGGGCAAGTCCTATATAAGAGTGGAAGAAAAACGACAGTCCAAAACTGGTAAGTTAAATTCTACTCCTATACTCTCTCATAGAGCAAGTGTTGAATTTTGTAAGTCTCTTACGGAGTAATGTTTCGCTCCACTACCCAATTCAAATTTTTGGCTGGAGCGTTTTTTCATTTTTTCGGTCACTTGGCCACTGCTGAAAAAGTGCACCTTTATTTTGGGTGTTTTCCCTGGATTTTGCTAGCGCTCGAAGCCGCCAGCCCGGCTTATAGGGATTTTCAGAAACCCCCTTTATTTGTCTCCCAAACGCGGTAAGTCTCCCTTTTCCGGTAAGTTTGGTTTGGGAACTTGGCCGGGCTCAGTTAAATAAGGGGCGAGTAATTTAAATTTTTTCGCGTCAAACTTGGGCCTTTGTGTCGCCACTTTTTTAGGCAGTTCTTGCTCTTCAGAAATGTTGTCAAAATATCTTGCCAAAACAGTCAACGTTTTCGTCGATTTAAGGGAGAGCTTAACTCGCACTTTTGCGATTTTTGCTGTAAGGTGTCGCCCAATTTGCCGCTTACGTGTAAATTTGGGGTCTGTTTGTTATCTGCTGCACAACAAACAGCAAACTTTGCTGACTTTGGCAAAGTGTTTAAAATCAAAGGTTTAGCCGATCGCCCAAGGTCGACCTGTGTCAGTCCGACTGACTTAGTCGCATGTCGACTATAGTCGGCCGAACGTCGCCTGAGGTCGCCTAAAAGTCGGCCGGGGTCGCCTAAAGTCGACCCTAGTCGGCCGAACGTCGACTGAGGTCGCCTAAAAGTCGGCCGATAGTCGGCCCAAAGTCGACAGGGGTCGGCCGAATGTCGCCTATAGTGGCGGCTCGTGTCGACCTGTGTCGACTAAAGTCGCCTTAGGTGTCGACAGTAGTCGACTGCGTTCAGTGCATTCGGTCGACAGCCTCGCCAGAATTCAGTTGTCGAGTCAGTCTTTGTCGGTATATATTGCTGACTCCCAACTTTGGAGCCCAAACCATGAGCTTTGCTATCGGAACAACCTTTGACAACTTCACCGTGACCGGCCCTGCCGACTCTAAGAACGGCCACGCTTATGTGCGCGTTACGTGCTCTTGTGGCGCGCCGGAGCGTATTGTGCGCGCCAGCTACCTTCGCCTCGGGAAGGTCAGCTGCGCCTGCCGTATCGCTTCCCGTCGGCAGCGGGCCGTTCAGGCCCGCCGCGACGCAGCCGCCCAAGAGGTCAGTGATATCCAAGTCACTGCGAAAGCTGTCCAGTCACTGCAGGCGACCGTCGTCGACCTCGTCTACGCTGACCTGACCGACCTGCGCGCCGAGCTGGTCGACAAGGTCGAGGACGCAGCCATGCGGCTTGCCCGTCAGTCCGAGCGGCAGGAGCGCATGGAAAAGCGCCTGGACGGCATCGAGCAGCAGCAGACCCGCATCGAACAGAAGCTCGACGACCTGCTCGACCTGATCAAGGCGCAGATCGTCGGCACCGTGCAGGCTTGCGCCGCGACCGAAGACGAGCAACCCCAACCCCAACCCCAACCCCAACCCCAGACCGGCTTGCCTCTGCCCGGCAACCCGAAGCTGGCCGACATCAAGGTTGCGCTGTACGGCGACGTCCAGGGCAGCGCGCGCCTGCCGATCCTTGCCCGCAGCAACGAGCGCCTGGGCCGCCTGGCCGAGACGCCCTTTGACGAGCGCACGCAGGACCTGAAAGAAGAACTGCGCCAGCGCTGGATGGTGCTGTGCGACCGCATCGACTACCTGCTGCCCAGCGACGCCGAGTGGCAACCCCTGGCCGAGTTGCGCCACAAGGGCAAGCGCGCGATGGACGTCTGGGAGCACGACCCGAAGAACGATTAACCACAAGGAGCCCCGCATGCACCTCATACCGAAAGACGGCGTCAACCCCTACGCCGACCACCCCGGCTTTGCCGCTGCCGAATGCCCGCTGCGCTGCACCGTGACCGGGCGCGCCGCCCTCGGCGGCGTCACCCGCTGCGGCTTTGGCTGTGAGATGACCGGCGGCCATTGCGTGCCCGGTGCCCAGTGTGACGGCTACCGCGCACAGGCGGCCGAGCAGGACCGGCTTGCCCAACTGTGCAAGGAGCCGCAATGAGCCCCGACCAGCTGTTCACCTACGACGACACGTTCTCCCTGCCGTTTCACGAGGCGCGCCACCGCGACGCCGTCCGCTACAACTACTTCGGCTACATCATCTAAGGAGACCGCCATGCAAGACATCTACGGCCGCAGCTGGCGCTACCGGCCGCACCCATCGCACGACCTTGGCCAGGCGCTGCAAATCAGCTTGAGACTCGCCGAGTTCGGCATCGAGACCGAGTGGGAGCGCTGCAGGCGGCGCACCTACCAGCTGCGCGCCACCTGTGAACCGTATCTGCTCAAGCAGGACGGCACCTGGAACCTGTATGTCCGCCACGGCGATGCCGGCAGCGACTACGACAACCTCGCTGGCGACATCGACCCGCGCATCATCAGCATGATGCTCGAGATGCACGCCAAAGAGATCGCCACGCCGGCCGAGGCCAGGGCGTATGACGCCTTGGTCGGGGAGGGCGTATGAGCCCCGACGACCCCACCACCGCAGGCATCGGCTTGGACAAGCTGGATGCTAACCCGCTCTACGCAGCGTTGAAGCTCGCGCTTGGGAACCTTGCTCTGCACGACCACGAGGAGGCAAGCCGCATCGGTGCCATGGCCCGTCAGGCGGTGCTGCGCGCCCCGGCACCCAGCCGCGAGGCTGCACAACAGCCCGACCCCGACGACCCGATCACGCTGCTCAAACGCATGTCGGAGCAAGCCAGCGCACTGCTGCATTGGCTGGAGCAGATCACGCCGGGGCGGCGCTGGGTGGGCACCATCCTGCAAGGGCATATTGATCGAACAGCGACCGCACTGAAGGAAACAGTCGACGCTGCCGCGCAATTGCGCGCCGCCCAGCAGCCCGACCTCACCGCCCTGCGTCGCATCGCAGCTGGCGAGGACGATGAATTCAACGCGGCGCTCAACGAGTGCATCTGGGGCGCGACCGACGAAACCATCGCCGGCCTGTTCGGCGTCCTCGAGCGCGCCCTCAACCCGGAGGCCAAATGACCACCATCCTCATCTTTCTCGCCGCCGGCCTCGTGATCGACCTGCTGGTCTGGCTGTGCGCCGCCTACGAACTTGGCTACTGGCCCGCCTCCAAGCCGGCCATCTGGTGGCCGGTCATCTGGTTCAAGCGCCAAGCCATGAAAACAAGGAGGTGGATGTGAGCCTCACCGACATCATCCTGGCCGCAGCCAAGCGCATGGAAGACGTCACCGTCGACATGGACAGCCTGCGCTCCACCGTCTGCATCTCGGCGCCCGGGCAGGACGACATCTTCATGCAGGGCTACGAGGCCGACGCCTTCATCGCCGAGGTGGACAAGCTGTACGAACAGTCCGGCGACGTCACCTACGACGAGGCCGCGCTGTGCCACGCCGAACCCTATTGCGAGAACTGCTGGAACTGACATGGACTACATCCAACTGCAACAGGACGGCGAGGCCCGCCTCGACGCCACCTACGCCGCCATCGCCGATCTGTACCTGGCGATCGCCCGCAAACGGCTTGGCCATTTCAACCTTGGCCGGCACACCTTGCTACTCACCGCGCACGGTTTGGATGTGCTTGATCGGCAAGGCGCCCGCCCTTACTGGGCGCTGCGCAACGAGGCCCAGCCGATCATGATCGAGATTTACGAGGCCGGCATCGCGTTCGAACGCTTACCTGCACAGGTGCACGGCCGCCTGGTCGGCACCATTCTCAACCCACTCAAGGAGACCACATGAACACCTACAAGATCCGTCGCTTCTACCGCGACCACCCGGCCGAAACCATCAAGACCGGCCTGACCCTCGAGGAGGCGCAGCAGCACTGCGACGACCCCGAAACCAGCAGCCAGACCTGCAGCCTGCCCGAGAACGTCGCCCTCACCGCCAGGCGCGGGCCGTGGTTCGACGGCTATGACGAGGAGTGACACATGGGTACTTCGCTAAAGCCGGTCCTGTTTTTCTCGGACGAAATCACCATTGAGCCGCACACGGCCACCCACGCCAAGCACCTTGGCCGGGCCATCTCGATCCGCCAATTCGTGGGCGAACAGCGCGCGCGGTTGGAGCAGGTCGAGGAGACCGGCGACTACCTCGTCACCCGCGCCGACGGCGCGTTCATTCAGGGCAAGGAGACCACATGAACCCCGTACACACCTGGCTCGACCTGCGCCAGTTCGGCATCAACATCCTGACCGGCGAAGCCTGCGCCTACGGCATGCGCCTGCTGTGCGACGTCAACGAGGACGGCGCCGCACTGATGAAAGAATACCTGGGCGTCACCGGCTTCCAGCCCAACCGGAACAGCACCGTCGACGACAAGCCCGCCGTCGGCTCGGTCATGCTTGACCGCGACAGCCTGCCCCCGCTTGCCCAGTTCGCGATGTTCCGCGCTGGTGCCTTGGCCGTCTTTGTCGACTGTGGCAGCATCACGCCGATCACCGAACCGGACAGGTTGGAGGCGTACGTGCAGCTGGTCCAGTGTGAGCGCTTCGAGAGCGCCACGCTGATTCGCAACCCCGCCCTCAACTCCAACCAGCCGCGGCAAGGCAGCCGCAACGTGCACACCTTCAGCGGGAGGGTCGAGTGACGGTCGAGATTCGTGAAGTGTTCAAGCGCCTCGACCACCACAACCCTGTCAGCGGCCACCGCTGGACCGATCACGGCCCAACGACCAGCTACGAGATCGTCGGGCCGCTTGGCGTATGCGCCAAGGCACGCACCGAGGCCGGCGCGCAGCGTAAGCGCGACGAATGGCAGGCCTACTACGACAACCTGAAAGGAATCCCATGCTCAAGCTGAACCACGCGCCCGTCGTCGTCCACCCGATCAACGCCGCTGGCGGCCTGTACTTCGACATCCTCAGCACCGAGGGCCGCGCCTCGGCGCAGGAGATTTACGACTTCATCGCGCCGATGGCGCGCGAGCGTGGCTACGACCCCGACGGCCGCGCAACCCTTGGCCTGCCGTGCGCCTACGGCCTCAAGGCCTGCACCTACGCCGTCTGGTTTCACACGAAGCTCAAGTAACCCACCACCCACAAGGAACCCACATGACCACCATCCACCAAGAAGCTCTCATTTCCGCCGTCGCCCTCACCATCGGCATGAACATCGGCCACCACGACCCCGTCTTCGACTGGGCCGAACAGAACGGCTGGGGCGGCCTCGAACTGTACCGCGAGCTTGGCCAGGTCGCCGCGCTGTCCTACGACCTGATGACGAAGGTCGCCGCCTGCCCCGACTTCGCCTTCGACGGCTTCCCGGGCGTGTACGCGTATGAAACGGACGAGGACTTAGGCGCCTGGCTGGCGCAGGTGATGCGCAGCGGCGAGCTGCCGACCAGCCACGACGGCCTGGCCGAGATGCCGAAGGTCAAGCACCAGCTGGGCGAGCTGGCCCTCGACTTCTTCGACAAGGCCCAACGCCCGATCCCGCACGCCGAGTCGATCATCAAGGAGCTGACCGGCTACGAGCGCGCCGTCGTCGCCGTGCAGGTGGTGCCGATCATCGAGCACGACGACGAGGTCGAGCCGCAGTTCGCAGGACCTGACGAGAAGACCACCGGCTGGGGCATCTACGACCGCCTGGCCGACGGCACCGCGCGCTGGCACAGGGACGCCCTGACCGAGACCGTCGCGATGTCGATGGGCCGCGCCCGCGCCGACAACCTGGGCGTCGCCATCGAACCGCAACCTTGGAAGGAATCGAAATGACCATCTATCAAGACAAAGACGGCAACCGGGTTGAGACCCGCGACGCCGAGGCCGATCCAGTCAAGTTCTGGCCGCAAGGTGGCGGTCCGCAGTACCGCATGCCGCGCCACGTATTCGAGCAGGAGTTCGAGCCGGCACCCGAGCCCACCTTCCGGCGCGCCACCGTAACCGCCGAATTCCTTGGCTACGACCCCGACGTGATCCTGCCATGCTGGAGCAACGGCAACCGCTGGAATGGTTGGGGCATGCCGTACCTGCCTCGCAAATCGGTCGACCAGCTGGTCGCGCTGATGCCCAACGTGCGCTGGGCCGACAACGGCGAGGACGTGCTGGTCGAGGACGAGGACGCCGAGCCCGCGCCAGGCGTGCCGGCGGGCTGGTACCGGATCACGCCAATCGCCATGCCTGACGGACCTACCTGGCCGGTCGGCAGCGGCTCCTGGACTTGGGACGCCTGCGAGCCGGTGCCCACGCTCGAGGAGACGGTCGAGCGCATGAAGCGCGAGGTGAAGGACTGCATCCGCATCGGCCAGATTCCGGCCGACGTCCAGAGCTTCGTCGACCTCCACGACCACATCGATGCCAACGAGCTGGGCGGCTTCTGCGAGGACGACTTCTCCGACCGCCTGATCGCCCACTTCGGCGGGCGCGACGAGCACGAGGGCATGCCGGACGCGATGCTCGACTACATCAACGCCGCCCAGGGAGCCATCAACGAATGGCTCAAGGCGGGCGGGCACAAGGAGCCGAAGTGACCATCGACGACCTCGTCGCCGAGTTCCTCCGGCTACCGGCGCCCGGCACGCCGGCCGCCAGCCTGACCGACCGCGACAAGGTGGCGCTGGCGAACGCCGCTGGTGTGCCCTGCGAGCTCGTGGTCGAGGGCATGCAGGCCACGTTCCGCAGCAAGGTGCCGTTCGCCGTGACCGACCGCGGCGACGGCGGCTATTACATCGCTTACCGAACCTGAAAGGAACTACATGGAAGACCTGAAAATCCTGCTCGAACTGCTTGCCCGCCTGCCGCAGATGGCGCTGTGGGTCGCCTTGGGCTTCTGGGCCTACAAGGTCGTCGTGATCGGCTCGATCTACGGCGTGGTCAAGCTTGGCATCGTCAAGGCGCACGACTGGGCGACCAGCCCGAAGCGCCAGAGGGTCGAGGTGCTGCTCGACGGCGAGGTGATCAGCGGCACCGCGGAGGCGCTGCTGTCCCAGCTGCGCCGCTGCAAGCGCGCCACCGGCCAGTTCATCCACCCATCCGACGTCAACTGGCTGCGCGAGGCCATCGACGACAAGCTGGCCAAGGAGGCTGCCAAATGAAACTGATCCTGATGCGCAACGGCACCCACCTCGCACTCGAGGGAGTGCGCTACTTCGAGAGCCGCCGCCTCGAGTACACGGTGGTCGGTTTCGTCGACGCTGAAGCCTTCGAGGCTGCTAAGAGACGTACTGACTGGGTCGACTGGGACAAGGAGAACCTCGACCTCGAGGTGGCCATCACCGACCGCGCGATCAACGCCGCCGGCCAGGACTGGCCCCGTTTCTACCTGGAGGCCTGACATGCACAACGTCTTTCCCTTCCAACTGCCCGAACGCGCCGGCACCGAGCTGTTTCTCGCGTACGTCCGGCAGCACCGCGAGCAGCTGGACGAGCAGTACGGCGGCCACGCGTGCTTCACCACGGTGAACGGCGTGACCGGCAACTACAAGCTGTTTGGCTGGTACGAGGTCGATGTGACCGTGCTCTCGCCCACTGAGGTCCGCTTCACCACCTACAGCATGGAGAGCATGCTCTCCGGCGGGCGCGGTCGCAAGGAGCACGAAATCCTGCACACCTACCCGAACGACGAGGCACTTGCCCTAGTCGTCCAGCAGCGCAAGTACCAGCTTGCCGAGGCCGAGTACGAGCGCCGGCTGGAGAACGAGCGGCTGCGCCTGCGCGGCATCGCGATCGCCACCATCCAACAAGAACTTTTCGGAGAAAGCCATGCACATGACGCTTAACGAAGCAGCGCGAGACCTGGTGCGCGCCTACGACGCTGCCGCGGGGACCGACGACCCGATGTCGCCGGCCCTGCGCTGCGTCGACTTTCTCGAAGCCCTCCCGCCCGTCATCGAGCTGGCCGAGCTGGCAACCATGATCAGCACCATGCGCGAGCGGCAGCATGCCCGGCGCCCGTACAGCGACTACGATGATGGGAGCAAGGCCGGTCGGCTGAGCGCGCTGTACGGCCTCGCCAAGCTGCTCGCCGAACACCTGCCCGAAGGCCAGCGCAAGGCCTTCCTCGCCGACTGCAGGGTGGCGTCATGAACCTGCTGACCGTCACCGACGCCGACCGCCTGAACGTGCGCCGGGTCCAGATCGTGCAGGCCGACAGCCTGACCCGCATCGTCGTGCGCTGCCCCGCCGGCCAGCAGTACCGCTTGGCCGACCACAACGGCCTGTCGGTGGCGCTCTCGCACCACGCCCGCCAGCAGCGCATGCTCGATACGAGCGACCTGCAGGGCGTGCAGCTGGAGCTGGTGCCGCGGCCGGTGCGCACCAGCCGCGGCACACCTTGGCGCTGGTCCATTATCGAGGACTGACATGCTCAAACATTTTGGAGGACTGATTCATGACCATTGACACCGACGAATTTTTACCATTTAACGCTGCCGATTATCTCACCAGTATCGAAGCTATTGCCGCTTATCTGGAAGCCGCCGCCGAAGCCGCGCGGACGGAACCTCATGACACCGACCGCGCTTATTTGCTCAAAGCGATTGAGGATAGTGCGCAGGCACTGCGCAAGCTGGAGCAGTAAGGGCGCGGCCACGGCCCGACCAAATAACAAAGGAGAACAACCATGCCGTCTTTCGAAATCCGCCTGCCCGGCGGCGCCTCGACCTACGTCGAGGCGACCCAGTTTTACCACGACATCTGCAGCCGTCGCTTCAGCTTCTACGTGCACGACGCCCACGACGACCCGACCACGCTGTGCGTGTCGCACAAGAGCGGCAACCTGGTCACCACCGTGGCCCCGTTCCGCCTGCAGTACACGAAGGGCGACCGCGTGCTGGCCGCGCGCAACGCGCTCACCGAGTACGCCGTCACCCACGGCGACAAGCTGGTGGCAGCGCTCTTGCAGCTGGAGGACATCGTCACGCGGAGGCCGGTATGAAATTCCCGGTCCGGATAGCCGACGACGCCGAGTACGTCGAGGTCGAGGGCCGCCGGTTCTCGCACTACATCAACAACATCCGCTTCTGGTTCATCGTGCACAAGGGGCTGGACAGCCAGCTGTTGGCGGTGACGCACTGGGACAGCGGCGTTCGTCTTGTCGACGTGCCGTTCCTGCGACTGCAGGCCTGCCGCGGCGACGAGGTGGCGGCGGCGCGCAACACCTTGGACGCGCTGGCAGTGGAGAAAGGTGAGCAGCGCGTGTACGAGGTGCTGCGCCGCGCCGAGAAGGAACTGAACCTGCGGAGGCCTGTATGAAACTCAGCTTCGACGAGGCGCTTGAGCGCATCAACGACGGCCGGCACGTCAAGCGCGCCGAGGTGCAGGCTGCGGCACTGCGGCGCCGTGTCTGGCTGGCCGAGTGGCATATCCCGGGCTGCCTGTCCGAGACCCAGGACATCTGCCTGACCAAGGAGAGCGCGATCGAGACATGCCTTGGCTACGCCGAGACCGAGAAAGGGCCGCCGCGCGGCATGAAGACGGCGCTCAAGAAGTACGGCCGCTTCGACTCTGAGTCGGGCATGTACGGCACCTGCGTCAACACCGTCAGCCAAGTGACACTGGGAGAGCTGCTGTGAGCGCCGCCCACCGGATCACCGACGACATGCTGATCGCCGCCACCCTGATCGACGACCTGGACGCCGCCGTCAAGAGCGTGATGGACCAGGTCGGCATCGACGAGGGCGGCGTGGCAGGCCTGGTGTTCGGCGGCGTCTACGCAGACGCCTGGCCGACAGCAGACCCGCACTACCGCCTTGCCATGCTGCGCGAATGGCGCGACACCGAGCGGGCCTACAACTTGGACTATCCGCTGAACAAGGAGCCATCATGATCATCGCCCACCCCAACGACGGCCGCGGCCTGCTCTACCACATCGTCGACCTGAATGGCCAGACCGTGCACGCCTACCGCGACTTCGACGCCGCGCTGCGCAGCCTCGAAGGCGACCAGCGCATCGCCATCTGGAGCAACGAAATGGAATACTGGATCACCGATCCGCCGGCGCCGCTGAACGCGCCAACCCTGACCCGCGAGCACCTGCAGGCCTACGGCCAGCAGCAGGCGCTCAAGCGCATGAACGAGGAGCTCGACCGCATCGAAGCCGGCAAGCACGATGACTGGGAGAGGGCACTCATGCACGTTGACGACAGCGCGAATGCGAACCTTGGCGCTGGCGTGATAACACCTGACCAGTGTGCGGTGATCCGGCACCGCGCCGACGACATCTACCACCAGCTGGAGGGTAAATGAACCGCGAACAAGCCCTCCCCTACGTCGCCTACGCCGTCGACGACGCGCTGGCCGAGCGCCACCTCTGCGAAATCCCTGACAACGCCCGCCTGGTCGGCTGGCAGTGCGGCGCCGAGCCCATGTTCGTCGCCGTCTGGAGCTACCTGGGCGGTCGCCTCTCCGACGACGAGGCGGTCGACCTGGCCGTCGACCTGCTGAAAGAGAAGAACTGGTTTGCCGACGGCGCCACTGAACCCGATTACATCATCTGAAAGGAACCACCATGTTTGACAATACCAAAGCACTGTCCGAAGGCTGGGACCTGTTCGATGTCGAGGGTCGCCTGCACCTGCAAAGGGTGGACCTGCCCGACACCGTCCCCGAACTCGGCTACCTGGAGCCGAAGTTCGAGTCGGATGCCGAGGCGATCATCTTCGTTTCCAAGGCCGCTGACGCTGGCTCTCAGTACCACATGGACGCGCTGCACCTGATCGGTGCCCTGGCCGAAAACATCACCCTCTAAAAGGACCCACCATGACCCAAAAAGAACGCCTCGTCATCGTCCACGCCGACCTCGCCTTCGCGCTCAAGGCCGACGAACCTATCGACACCGCCTACACCCTTGCCAACTGTATGCTGGTCCCGCAGCAGCAGCTCGAGGGCAGCACTTTCGACTTCATCGACTACCGCCTCAACGGCGTGGCCGAGTCGTCGTCGCCGGTCGAAGGTTACGACTATGAGAACGGCTTCAAGGCACCGCGCTACGAAGTGCTGACCGCGATCGGCAACGGCTGGGAGAACGTCTGGACCGAGGACGACAAGCCGGTCACGTTCGCCAGCTACGACGAGGCGCTGACCGAGATGCTGGAGCACATCGCCGACTTGGTCGAGGCCGGCATGGACTTCAACCCGCGCGACTTCAAGATCGCGCCGGTCGGGGAGGGCGCATGAGCGGCATCGGGCCGGACGACAAGGTCGTCATCATGAGCGGCACCGAGTCGATCTCGGGCGAGGCGTTCGACGCGATGCTGGCCCAGCTGATCTTGACCGGCGCGGTGGACGACTCTGCGCCATGTGTCGGCCACCATGACGAAATATGGTACGGCGGCGCTCCTAACAAGCTCAAACCCACCAACCCCGAGCGCGATGCGTGGAACGCCGCTGTCGAGGCCAAGAAGGCTGAAAAGAAAGCCAGGAAAGGAATGAAATGACCAGCAAAATTCTCGACGCCCTGCGCGCCGCCGTCGACGCCAAGGCCGCCTACTGGGACCGCATGAACGAACTCGAGACCGTCCTCGGCTGCGAGGACCCGCCGGCCAGCATCAACAACCTGCTGGTCGAGCGGGTGGACGACCTAGCCGTCGCCGTCGACGAGCCGGGCGACGTCGAGTGTATCAACGGCGTCATGGCGGACGATCTGGAGACCGAGGTGCGCGCACTGCAGGCCAGGGAGGGCGATGATGAATGACACCATCACCGTCGACCGCGACGCCCTGTTCCAGGTGCTGCAAGCCCTGGTCGGGCCGGGCCACCTGATCCGCGAGCTGCAGGTCACCCGCAGCCTGCCCGATAACCCGATCAACAAGCTGGTCCAGCAGTACAACGCAACCGTCGAGGAGGCAGGCAATGCTGATTAAACTTTCCGACGGCTGCGCCGTGGCGGCCGACCAGGTCGCCGAAGTCTCCGTCAAGCCGCACGGCGGCGGCGTCACGGTACGCATGAAGGACGGCCTTGGACATCACCTGGACAATGACTGGGGCAAGTCCAGCTACGCCACGATGGACCGGCTGGTGGGCGAGATTAACGCGGCGCTGGAGGACAAGCCCACATGATGTCCGAAGCCCGCTTCAGCCAGATATTCTCCGGCCAGACCGCGATCGCGCAGAAGGTCTACGAGCACGTGCCGCTGCAAGAGCACTGGAACGCCAAGGAGGTCTACGCCGCGGCGGCCAAGGCCGGCATGGCGATCGACATGGGCGTGCTGCACGGCTGCCTGCGCGCCCTGACCGACTGCGGCCTGCTGCGCGAGAGCCGGCTTGGCTTCAAGCGTGAAGGCGTGCGCAAGAAAGTCGAGCTGTCCAACCTCAAAGAGGCCATTCAGGCCCAACCCCAACCCCAAGAGAAAAATAAACCCATGAGCAAAGCCACTGGCACCAACGTTGTCGACACCCTGGGCAATCTCGCCCAACGCCTGGCCGTGCTGTCGCAACAGGTCAAGGAACTGTCCGACCTGGTCAGCGACGCCGCGATCGAGGTGCAGGCCCAGTTCGAACGCCACGAAGCGGACGTGGCCGACCTGCACAAGCTGCGCGAGCTGCGCGCCTTGTTGAAGACTATTTAAGGGAGGAGGCATGTACGATTTACTGGCTATAGGCGTGCCAGCCGTGCTGGTCGTGGTGATCGCCTACAAGGTAGGCGAGATGCGCGGCTACATGAAAGGCCACGAGGACGGCGGGCTTGAGGCCAAAGGCCTGCCGGCGAAATACGCACCGAGAGACCGTTAGAAATGCGCAGCCGACCTGACCACGGCCTCTTCTGCAACTGCGCCCGCTGCAAGCTCGAATGGGCGCAGCAGGAAGCCTACGATGCCGCCCACCCGCTCGAGGGCGGCGACGAGACCATCAACTACGAGAACGAGAAGGATCGCGACCGCGACCTCGGATTCCCGCAAGGAGCTGAGAAATGAAAATCGAAATCACCGCCCTCGTCACCTACCACAATGACAAGATCATCGGTGTGCGTCCGATCCGTGACAGCGACGACGACGCCCACGTCAACTACCCGCGCAGCGCGATGAGCTTTGACGAGTTCGCGGTCGCCGTGACCCGCCTGTACTATGACGACGAGATCATCGGCCGCAAGCTGCGCGAATACCTGGAAGGCAAACTTGACGTCCTCACGCTCGACGGCCCGGCCGCCATGCTGCCCTGCATCGGCCAGGTGCGCGTGCAGTGCGAGGTCAAGGCCTTCGACTGGGAGTGGCCACTATGACCAGGCTTCCTCGCAAGTCCAGCATCGGCTGGAAGTACGAGGCCATTAAGCCGAGCAACTCTCAGTTCTGGCGCGTCGAAGGGCCGGCCCTGGCTGGCGAAATCCTGTGCACGGAGCAGGCCGACGCCGAGACGGTCGCTGCGGCCCTGAACTTCGCCACCAACTTCGAGGCGATCAAGCGCCAGGCCGAACGCCTTGGCGACGACCTTGAATTTCTGAAGGAATTCAAATGAAAACCCACACCCACACCCACACCCGCACCACCACCTACACCTACACCATCCCCGGCACCGAGATCGAAGTCGAGCTGCCGCTCAAGCCCGACCTGATCATGGAGTACAGGGAGCCGCTGGTCCGCATCACCGACGACCAGGTCATCCTGGGCTACCTGGCGCACGACGACGACTGCGCCAACCCGCTGACCGACTGCGACGGCATGGGCCACATCTACGAGGCGCGCCTCCATCACCGCTCGCTGGAGGGATACTGCAAAGCGCTCGGCCTGCGGCACGACGGCGGCGGGCCGGACTTGGACCTGGTCGACGAGGATAAGCTGCTCGCGGCGGCGCTCGCCAAGATCGACGCCGACCCCGACCTGTTCGCCGCCGTGCTGGCTTATTGCGAGGAGCACTGGGACCGCGACGAAGTCAATGGCGAGCCGGAGGACGATGTCACTTTCGTGCATAGCTGTCTCCACTCACCTTACGAGCTGGCGCGCATGTCAGTCCATGCCCACGAACTGGACCTCGACGACCTGCGCCGCGAGATGTGGGAAGAAGGTCGCAAGAACGGCACGATCGGCAACCCCTACGCCGTCATGCTCAACGTCTACGAGCACGGCGGCATCGCCTACAGCCTGTCCGGCCAGGGCATGCAGTGCCAGTGGGACACGGCTTCAGGAGGTGCATGCTGGGTGCCGGACGACGAAGCCGTCGACAAGATCAAGAGTCGCGGCGAGGTGTACCGGAAAGGCTTGCTCCGCGAGAAGCGCTTCCAGGACGTGACGACATGGGAGGTGAGTCTGTTCACCAACCCGACCTGCCATCTCAGCCTGGTTGCCAAAGGCGGCTTCGAGCACTGGCACGAAGCCTTCGAATACCTGAAAGGCCTCGAGCACGTTACCTTCCTCCGGCCGCTCGAAGAAGCTGAGCACATCGCCGCCCGCGAGCTGGCCAAGCAGGCCGCCGAGGCCTACACCGACTGGTGCAACGGCAACCGCTACGGCGTGGTGGTCGTCACCTACGACAAGGCCGGCAACGAGATCAACTGGGATAGCGTCGGCGGCTTCGTCGGCGACGACAACGCCTACGAGTCGCTGAAGAACGACTACTTTCCGAAGGAGGAAGCATGACCCGTAAATTTTTCAAGACGACTTACACCGTCGTCGTACTGTCCGAAGACACGCCGGCCACCAACCTGCCACTTGAGCAGCTCGCCTACGCCATCACTGATGGCGACTGTTCGGGAAAGGTGTCGGACGACGGCGGCGTGCTCCTGACGGGACCACAAGCTGCTGCCGCGTTGATCGAGCAGTCCAGCGATCCCTCGTTCTTCCGGTTGACTGTGGACGGCGAGGACATGGACGCGGAGGACTGACATGGCAACCGAACACGAACACGAGACCGAGTACCCGGGCCTGTACGAAGATCTGCGCGACCTGCTGGAACGCTACGGCCACAACAACGTGGCCGAGGCTCTCGACAACTTGGAGGATTAAACCATGGGTGTGGACATTTATGCATACCGCCAGCTGACGCTGGCGCCTAGCGTCGAGCCGTACAGCGAAGCCTACGAGGCCGGAAAGTACCGGGCGGTCTACGTCAACCCGGACTTCCCGGCCCGCGCGGCCGACCTGCAGGATGGTGCCGTCTACTCGTACGCCGAGTGCGAGGACTTCCTGTCCCGCAGCTACGGCAACTACAACGCCTGGCGCGACGAACTTGCCCAGATGGCCGGGTACGCCAGCGCGAGCGACGCCTGGAGCAACCACAGCAGCGGGCCGTTCTGGGAGCTGATCAACTTCTCCGACTGCGAGGGCGTGATCGGGCCGGCGGTCAGCGCGAAGCTCGCACGTGACTTTGCCGAGTGGGACGAGAAGGCGGCACAGTTTGGCGAGGACTTCTACCACTACGGCTACCGCCAGCTGCGCGCCGCGTTCGAGATGGCCGCGGACGGCGGCATGGTGCGGTTTGGCTGAGAGGACTGACATGACCTACGTCCGCAAGACCCGCGACGAGTACGACATCGAGCAGCACTGGGACCAGGGCTGGGAGACCGTCTGCAGCGAAAACACGCGCCGCGAGGCGCGCGAACGCCTCAAGGAGTACCGCGAGAACCAGCCCGAGGCTCCGGTGCGCATCGTGAAGCGCCGGGTGAAGATCAACCAACAAGGAGCATGACATGCAAATACGCACACCAGTGCGCGCCGTGCCGCGCGCAGAACTCGAGGTCAGCGGCCAGCGCGTGATCGAGAACGCCGCTGGCGAGATCGCCTACGTCGGCTTCGACGAGGATGCCGAGGACATCGCCGCGACGGTGAACCAGCACGCCAAACTGCTTGCCCTGCGCGACGCAGTCGGCGAATTTCTCAAGCTCGGTGCCATTCATCAGGAGAATTACGACGCGCTGCGCGCGGCCTTCGACAAGGTGAAGCCATGAACGATCCGATCTGGGCACTCAAGTCTGAAGGACACGTCTGCGTCAAGGTCCCGTACAAGGGCTACGAGGTCAGCATCGCGATGGACGACAGCTGCGGCGCGTTCGACTACTACGGGCGTGGCAACATCGCCGTGTTCCACGGCGGCGACAACGTGACCGTCACGATGTTCGGTGCCCTTCCCGAGCGCGGCACACTGCCGGCCGACGCCGAGACCCTGAAGGCGCTGTTCCACAAAATCGACCTGCTGGAGAAGCCATGACCGACCCGCTGGCCAAGTTCTTCCGGCCGGACGGCAGCCCGATTGGCATCACCTTCGTCCCGGCGCGCACCAACCGGGTCCAGGTGATCAAGGTCGGCGGTGCCGCGAACACTATGCTCAGCCTTTCCGGCACGGCAGAGGACTTCCACACGCAGTACGCCCGCGCCGTCGACCGCCGGCTGGAAGAGCTTGGGCGCTTCGATGACGACGAGCTGCGCCAGCGCCTGCTCGCTGCCAAAGACAACTTCCTGCGGCGCTACTGCCTAGCGGTCAAGCCAGTGACGGTGTACCGCATTGTTCAAGAGGAGCAAGCATGACTTTCATCGTTACCGCAGCCGCCCAGCGCCCGGCGCGCATGGACGGGACCTGCTTTTACTGCGGCCAGCCGATCGGCGCGGCGCACAAGGACGACTGCGTGCTGATCAAGAAGCGCGTCAGGGTGCGTGCCGTGATCGAGTATGAGATTGACGTGCCGGCGCACTGGACGCCGGAGCAGGTCGAATGGCACCGCAACGAGGGCACCTGGTGCGCCGACAACCTGATCACCGAACTGGGTGCGCTGGCAGAAAAGACGTTCTGCCTGTGTGGCCAAGTCACGTACACCCATGTCGCTGACACCAGCGGCCCTACTCTGGAGGAGTAACGCATGAAAGACCCCTACGACCCCTACGTCATCACCCTCAACGACGGCAAGTACACCGTCACCCATACCTGGGGCCAGCCGCTGCAGTTCCAGCGCCACGGCGAACCTTGGCCCGGCGCCGATGATCTGCGCTATGCGAACGTCGTCGTCGCGATGGCCGAGCGCATCAAGGAGCTTGAGATCGCGATCCGCGAGGTGCTGGACGGCACGTTGGATGAGCGCGGTAAGCGGAATCTCGACGGCCTGACGTTTGGCAGCGTCTTCGCAATGTCCGCCCAGGGCCAGAACATGCGCGACTGGGAAACCAAGCTGCGCAACGTCCTGGAGCAAAAGTCATGAACCGACCAAACGAGCGGATGCTCGCACAGCTGAAGAAGGCGGTGCTGGCGCAGTGCGCCCTGCACGAGGCACTGGATGACCTTGCCCATCTGCTGGCGCGCGCCTCGCTGAACGAAGAGATGGCCGAAGCTCTGGAAGAGGAAGTGGCCAGCCTGGCGCTGCGCATGGACGACCACTTCCAGGTGGTCGAGCCGGACATGCTCGATCTCGAGAGCCTGGTACAACTGTTGGGGAGGTTCGCACCGTGACCCAAATCATCAAAGAAGGCGAGGTGCTGACCGTGTTCGAGGTCAGCGTCAAAGCCCACAAGCCCACCATCAGCCGGGTGACCGGCACGGTCGGACTGGTCAACGAGCACCGCTGCGAGGTGCACCTGCCACGCCGCCAGCTGTTTGTCAGCCTGTCGCCCAGCCGCCCGGTGCACCATTACGCCAATGCGTTCCTCACGTTCGCCGAGGCACGCCGCGAGGCGATCCGCTTGCTGCACTGCGACGAACACAATCTGCGCGAAGACTTGAAGACGGTGCACGAATCGCTTGAAGCCCTTGTCACGATGAAGGAGCCGGCATGAAAATCCACACCGCTACCTGCTTTAACATGTACACCGACTGGAAGGGCGGAGGGCTAGGCGACATCGCCCACGTACGGCTGGAAGGCATGACCCTGGTCGACAACGAGGACCTTGCCCGCCTGCGCCAGATCGCTGCCAGCACGGAAGCCGAGCCGATCCCGGCGCACATCGTCGAGGTGCTGGGCCTTTGCCTGAAGGCGCTGTCCGGGCCGCGCGGCGCCAAGCCGAAGACCCGGAAGGGCCTGGACGCCTGGAACGCGGTCCGCGACCTGCTGGCCGCGGCGCTGGCGGTAAGGGAGGAAGCATGACCGTCCTCCACATGCGCCGCGCCGGGTTCCTGGCCCGCAAGGAGGCGTTCGAAGCCTGGCTGACCGCAGTCGGTGCCGAGGTGCTGTCGCCGACCAACGAGTGGGAGCTGTGCCGCTTCCGCTGCGGCAGTGGCACCTCGGTCGTCTACACCAACAAGCGCCACGAGCTCAAGTTCACCGGCCAGTCGGGCACCGCATTCCAGAGCTTCCTTGGCGCCAAGCGCTGGCGCGCCGCGCCGCGCACTGAGCGGAGGTCCAAGCCCAACCCGACCTGCAAGACCTTGCGCGAGCGCGACGGCGACGCCTGCTTCTACTGCCACCTGCCGGTGGCAGTCGAGGACGAGTCGGTCGAGCACCTGGTCTCGCTCACCCACAACGGGCCGGACCACATCGCCAACATGGCACTGGCGCACCGTGACTGCAACCGCGAGGCCGGCCACCTGGCGCTGATGGAGAAGATCCGCTTTCGCGAGACCTGCTGGCGGCGCCTGCACACGCCCGGCACTGTGGCGAACCTTGCGCTGGTTGAAGATGAGACGATCGACGACCTATTTGACCGCAGCAGCTGGCCGCCGGCCGACGAAACCACGCCTTTACCCTGGGAGGACATGTGAACGCATCCGAGAAACGAAAATTCATCCGCGACCTGACCGCCGCCGTACGCGACGACCTGCTCAAGAAGGTTAAGAACATGCCGCAGGAGTGGGACGGCATCGAGCTGCGCCAACGGCTGGCCGACAAGTTCGCCAACGAAGTGTTTGAGATGACTGCGAAGCGCAAGCGCGCTTATCGCAGCGAAGTGGCCACCAAGGACCTGTGACATGAAAATCATCGACGCTGAAACCAAAATCCAACCGGACGGCCGGCGCCTCCTGGTCGTCGAGCTCGAAGAAGACGAAGACCTGTGCGCCATCGTCGGCGACGGCTTTTACCGACTTGGCCACGGTGCCATTGTGCCTGGCCACATGATCACCGCCCGCAAGCAGGTGTTCTGGCATCCCATCAACCAGTGCTGGGAGGAGGTATGAGCACACGATGGGAAGTGACCGTCGAGATGGAGGACGGGACCAAGGCCACCATGACGACTGGCCCGCACAGCCAGTCCGACTTCTGCGAGAGCGTGGCCCGGCGCCACGCCAAGGAATATGCCGAGCAGTGGGGCCGGCGCGCCTGGGCACATCCGAAGGGCGCGTGGCTGGTGCACTGCCGGCCGATGCGTATCGAGGTGCCGGCACCGCGCAATGGCCGACCCGGCTACCGCTGGGCGCAGGGCTATGTGGTGACCGACCCGACCAACGGCAACGAGATATACCCGCCGGCACGGCGTCACGAGGTGTATGACCTTGCCCGCGAGCGATTCGGCGACGACTGCAAGATCATTTTTGAAGGGGAGAAGGACGTATGAACCTCAAAGACATCGACGACTTCACCCGCCACTACCTGATCGCCGCGCTGTGGTCGAGCAGCGATGGCGAGATCGAGAGCCTGCTCGACGAGTACAGCCTGGACGACCTTGCACCCGAGGCGGTGGCCAAGGCATACAGCGACTGCCAAGAATTCCAGTCGTACAACGAGCGCTTACTCGTCCAGGCCTACCAGTTCTACCGCGACTCCGGCATGGCCGCCCACCCCGACGCCGGCAGCCCGGAGGCCTGCGCCGGCCACGACTTCTGGTTCACACGCGCACATCACGGCGTGGGCTTCTGGGACCGCGGCATGGGCGACCTGGGCCGCCAGCTGACCGAGCAGGCCCAGCGATTTTACGAGGTCGACCTGTACGTCGGCGACGACGGCAAACTCTACTTTTCCTGAAAGGACTTCCCTATGCCCTACACCACCGAATGGACCCCGCCCGAGCTGTTCATGACGCACAACGGCGTCAACGTCTTCCACGCCTACAAGGACGACGATATGGATGCCGGCCGGCTCACCTACTGGTACACCCTCGACGCCAGCGAGGACGGCCATGCGTTCGACGTGCGCGATCTGGCCGTGCCGGCACGCGCCACGCTGGACCAGCACCCGCCCTTTCAGCAAGGCGAGCACAACACGTCTGAGAACCGGGCGGCGTGGGAGGCCTGGCACCGCGAAGGCGAGCCGGGGAGGATCAAGCAGATCCTGCGCGAGGCGCTCGACACCAGCCTGCTCGTGGCTGACCCGGAAGCCAACGCCGACCCGAACGCGCCGACCAGCTACTGCCAGGTGCTGGTCGAGGTGCGCCGCACAGACGGCAAGGCACTTGATCCGGGCGAGGCGCTGGCGATGGTCAACGAGATGGTCAGCGAGGGAGAGCGGCAGGCCCGCAGGAATCTGAGCGACGGCGGCGTCGGCGGCCAGGACTATCTGGTCACCATTTGCGAATTCTCGGTGACGCTGCCATGCGACCCGTCCTGAAGACCGGCACCGAAGCCTACCTGGACGTCGAAGGCCTTGGCCTGGTGCCGTGCGTCGTGACCAGCGTCACGGCCAACTGCATCCGTGCCAAGGTGACGATGGGTGCCGGCCCGTACCGGAAGAACTCACCCATCACCTGCCTGAACAGGGGCACCCATAGCGCGATCGTGCCGCGCGGTGCCGTCGTGCCCGAGCGAATCGGCGCGGCCGTGCTGCGCTTTGACGTGGAGATCGACCCATGAAGATCAAGGAACTGCACCACAGGCTGCGCCTACAGCTGTACCACGAGACCGGCGTGCGCCACCCGACCGTCTGGGACACGATGTCCGAGGAGGCCCGGTCCACCTACGTGGACCGGCGTATCAACGAAATGACCATCACCGAGCTACTGGAGCGCCTTGGACAACTGGAGGACGAATGATCCTGCCGTATTGCATTTTGCCGCAAGTGGGCGACCAAAATTTTGAAAGGAAGGAAGCCATGACCGAAATTAGTGACACCGCCGACATCATCGACGTGCGTGACGTCATCAAGCGCGTCGAGGAGCTGCGTAAGTTGATCGCCGCCTACGCAGAGAAGATGGACGACTGGCAGGCAAATGCCGACAACGTGGAAGAACTGGAGCGCCTTGAAGACCTGCTTGATGAGCTGCGGGGCAGCGTCGGCGATTATCAGTGGCGCGGGGGCTGGTACCCGGTCACGTTGATCCGCGACGACTACTTCGAGACCTACGCCCGGGAGTTCGCCGAGGCGCTGCAGCAGGACTACATGATGGTCGACTTCGGCAAATCGACCTACTGGTACCGTTAAAGGAGAACCACCATGACCATCACCATTCAAGACCTCGTCCAGCGCGAGGTGTATTACTGTGTCAGCGCCCTCGTGTCGGACCTGTGCAAGCTGTACGCAAACGTGCCGTACAGCGTGCAGAAGGAAACCGGCACCGACTACGACGAGCTGCTGAACCTGTGCCAGCGCGACGACTGGGAGACGCCGGTCGACTGGTACATCGACCACAACATGAACCGCAGCGACCTGCTCGAGGCGCTCGAGGCGGCCGGCGTCGATGACCCGGGCGTGGACGTGCGCGCCGACCCCAATTCGCGCCACCGGGCCTGGGAGGACAGCACCGACAAGGAGCTGCGCGTCGCGCTGTTCGAGCACCTGGAGCAGGAGGACGAGTTCGAGGACTTCGCCCGCGAGCACAACATCGACCCCGAGATCATCGAGGTGTACGAGCATTGGCTGATAAGCGGTTGGCTTGCTTCTCGGCTGGAGGAGAAAGGTGAGGTAGTGGGCAGAGATATCTGCGGGCTTACGATTTGGGGGCGCTGCACCACTGGCCAGGCGATCAGCATGGACTGGGTGATCCAGCAGATCTACAAGGACCTGACCGGGCAGGAGGCGGAATGACCGAACCACTACACCGCTTCTCGGCACCCGCGCACTGCATGGACGAGGACTTCCTCAAGGAGCTGGAACGGCTTGGCTGCAAGGTGGTTGACGACCGCGACGCGCCCTGGAGCGTCACGTTCGAAGGCACCGCGGCCGCGCTGCGCCAGCTGTACGCCGAGAACTGGGGCGACGATGATGGCGGCTGGCCTGGCTTTGACGACGAGGTGAAGCCGTGACCAGCCCCCTCCCCGACCGCGCGCTGTTCTGGCTGCTCGAACTGGGCATCGTGCTCACCGCCGGCAGCGCCTGCGCCGCCCTGCTGTGGCTGACCGCCGCCATGATCTGGCTGCTGGCCGCCACCAACGCCTGGGGTCTGGTGCTGTTCGCTGGCGCCCTGTTCAGCGCCGCCACCTGGCTCGAGCTGGCCCTGTGCCGCTGGTACCCGCACTGGCGCGCGCTGCTGGCGCTCGAAGTCGTCATCGCTTTCCTCTGGCTGCAATGGCTTGCCGATCAGCCGCTCAACTTCCTCCGATAAAAGGAACCACATGAAAATCCAACACATCCTCCTGTCCGACATGGACCACGTGCTCGTCGTCGACGGCGTGCGCGGCAAGCTGGCGAAGTTCGGGGCCGTGGCGCACCACCCAGCCGGCGTGGTCGCCTTCCATCCGCGCTACCATAGCACCCCGCCCGAGCTCAAGGGCAAGGTGTTCGCCCTGACCGCCGACGTCGAGGTGGTCGAGGACCTCGACTGCACCGAGGCGAAGGCCGCCTGGGACCAGTACCTCGAGGTGGCCGACACCTGCACCGCGGTCAAGCTGGCGCGCTATGGCGCGGCGCCGGAGGAAGGCAAATGACCGAACCGCACAGGTCCGACTACGCGTTCCTGCGCGGCCAGCTGGCCGAGATGCAGGCCAGCCCGGCCTACTCCATGCACAAGGGCGTGCTGGTGCGGGCCGAACAGACCATCGTCAAGCTGGAGCAGGAACTGAACGCGCTCAGGGCACAAATCGACAAGGAGAGCAAATGAGCAAAACGATCTGGAAATTCCCGCTAGATCTGACCGACTTTCAGACAGTCGACATGCCGCGAGGTGCTACCGCACTGTCGGCCGGCCTTGATCCCGTGGGCCAGCTGTGCGTCTGGGCGCTGGTCGAGCCGGATCTGGGCATGCTGCCGGTGATGGTGCGCATCATCGGCACCGGCAACCCGGCCGATGGCCTAGAGCGCTGGCACTTCGTCGGCAGCGTCAAGCAAGGGTCTTTCGTCTGGCACGTGTTCGTGGAGGGCGTATGAGCCGCGAACAATTCGAGCAGGTGCTCAAGCTGGTGCCGAGCGACGACCGCGGCGTCTACTGGTTCGGCCTGCAGCGCTTCACCAACGGCAAGGTGATCACGACGCGCAAAGGTACGGTCAAGGTGCCGCTCGAGCTACACCTTGCCGACCTGACCGACCGGCCGAACGCCGACCTGCGCGACGTGTTCATGCCGACGGCGGCCGACAACCCCAAGCTGGTGCCGCTGCTCGTGTTCGTCGACCCGGCGAAGTTTCTCGCCACTCTGCCCAAGGAACCTGAATGACCAAGCCCAAAATCTCCACCGTCGTGCGCGCCGAAGTCACGCTCGACATCTACGTCGGCACCTGGGGCGGCAATTCCAACTTCGTCGACCTGCACGAGGTGGCGCAGCGCGAGGCGATTCAGCAGCTGGCCTGCAAGCTTGGCCACGGTCTGACCGTTGTCGGCAAGCCGAAGATCAAGTTCGTCACCCACACCGAGAAGTAGCAAACTTTTCGGCTTTGTCGTAAAGTAGTTGCCCACCACAAAGGAAAGATCATGAACACAGTCCCTATCGTGCGCATCGAGATTGAGCAGATGCGTTACGCGCTGCACCAGATGCTAGGCGAGCATGGCCAGATTCTGAACGAACAAATTCAAGCCGCAGTCGACGCTTTTTGCACGCCCGAAAACCTGCAGAGGGTCGTCACCGAGACGGCCAACACCGCGCTGAAGGGTGTCGTCCAGTCCGAGATTTCGAGCTTCTTTAGCTACGGTCCCGGCCGACGCGCAGTAAGCGCCGTTATCAAGGAGCAGCTGAACGAGCTGGGTTTTGGTGAGCCGCTGCCGGCCGTTTACTCCTGCATCGACAAGGGCGGCCGATACGAGCTGCTGGGAGAAGCGCAGGGCGCAGGCACCAGCAAATCCGGCGAGCACCTGATGATTTACCGCGACGCGCAGACTGGCATCCTGTACTACCGCACGGTTCCCGACTTCGGGTCGCGCATGGAGCAGGTGTCGTGAAGCAGCTGTACGTTATCACTGCGGGGCTGACGCAACACCGGCTTGGCAGTATGACCTTCAAGCCGTGCACCTGCTGGCGCCTGGTCGAGACGGAAGTGGAGGCGATTGGCAGTGCGGCCAGTTCCCTGCTGGAGCAGTATCCCGGCTGGGAGCTGGCGAGCGTTGTCGCCAGCCCGCTGCCGGCTGCCGACCTTACGGCCGCTTACGCCGAGATGTGCGGGAGGCAGCCATGATCGTCAGCTACCCCAAGCCCATCGGCGACTTGGTCGCGCGTGGTGCCCTGTTCGTGGTCAACCACAGCGGCGGCAAGGACAGCCAGGCGATGTACCTGAAGCTACGCGAGATCGTGCCGAAGGAGCAGCTGGTGATCGTGCACGCCGACCTCGGGCGCGTCGAGTGGGCTGGCGCCCTGGACCACATCAGGGCGACCACGGCCGGCGAGCCGGTGCATGTCTGCCGCGCGCGGCGCGACCTGCTGCAGATGGTCGAGGAGCGCGGCATGTTCCCGTCGCCGCAGCAGCGCCAGTGCACGTCGGACTTGAAGCGCGGGCCGATCGAGAAGGTGATCCGCCACCTGACCTACGCCCGCAAGGCCGCCGGCCACCCGCCTTGGCATCTGGTCGTGAACTGCGTCGGGCTGCGCGCCGAGGAGTCGGTCACGCGCAAGAAGATGCCGCCGTTCGCGTTCGACAAGGGTAACAGCAAGGCTGGGCGCGAATGGTACGAATGGCTGCCGGTCCACGATTGGACCGAGGCCGAGGTGTACGCCGCGATCAAGGCCGCCGGTCAGCAGCCGCACGTCGTCTACGACGAAGGTATGAAGCGCTTCTCGTGCGTGTTCTGCATCTACGCCGACAAGGAGAGCCTGACCACTGCGGCGCGGCTGGTGCAGACCAAGCCCTGGCTGGTCAACGATCCGAACGTCTACAAGAACTACACCGCGCTGGAGAAGTCGACCGGCCAGGTGATGATCATGCCGTCCAAGCAGCACGGCCGCCGCACGCTCGAAGAGATCACCGGCATCGCTGCCTAACCCACAATAAGGAGAACCACCTATGGCTTTGTCACGCCCGGTCACCGGGCAAACCCACATTCAGGACGTCGACGTCAACGGTCTGGACCGCTTCTACTACGCCAGCCGCAGGAGCAAACTCACCGTCGGCACCGAGGTCGAGTTGCGCGCCCAGCCCAACAACCTGGTCGACCGCGACGCCGTCGAGGTGCGCTTCGGCGGCGTGCAGATCGGCTGGGTGCCGCGCGCCCAGAACGGCGATATCGCGCGGCGACTGCGCAACGGCCAGAAGCTGGTCGCGCGGATTCTGCGCCACAATCTGGCAGCCCACGACCTGCGGCTGTCCGTGTTCGTGGACCGCGGCCTGCCTGTGGTGGAGTCGGCACCAGGCACCGCACCGAAGCCGCTGGACACGATCACCATCACCGGCCGGCCGATGCAGAACCCGGACAGCTTTTACGAGATCGACACCTATGCCGCGGGAACCGCGTTCCCGCTGGTGACTTCGTTCAACCGGGTGTCGATCACGCTGACTGACCCGGCGCGCACGAAAGACTTGGCTTGGTTCCGCAAGAGCGAGATCAGCGAAGCGGCCGTCGAGGCGGCTGAACGCGGCAACCTTGTCGCCGTCAAGCGCAGCGACGGCAAGTTCGACCTGTCCGAGAGTAGCAACTACCTGCGCATCGACGGCAGCATGTTGGCCACCTGCGGCATCACCAGCGACCGCATCATCTCTGGCACCATCAACTTTAACCTCTCCAACTACACCACCAAGGAAGCCACCATGAAAAACATCGCCACCAACCTGATCGACTCCAACAAATCGGCCGCCGCCCAGGCAGGCTTCCTCGAGGCCGGCCGCATCGCCAACAACCAGCTGGTGCGCGTCTCGGCCAAGACGCTGCCGCTGATGGTGCGCGGCTACGCCGACACGCCGGTCGGCAAGCTGGTGCTGGCCAACGTCGCCCAGCTGGCCGCCACCCAGCTGCGCCCGAGCGACCCGACCTTGGCCAAGCTGACCACCGCGATGACGGTCGCCGCCTA